TTCTCCTACGCCAACCAGCTAGGTGCTCGTCAGGGTGCAGGAGCTGTTTACCTAAACGCTCACCACCCAGACATCCTGAGATTCCTAGACACCAAGCGTGAGAACGCTGACGAGAAGATTCGCATCAAGACCCTAAGCCTGGGTGTCGTAATCCCAGATGTCACAATTGAATTGGCAAAAAACAATGATGACATGTACCTGTTCTCTCCATACGACATTGAGAATGTCTATGGAAAGCCAATGTCCGACATCTCTATTACTGCGCTTTATGATGAAATGGTCGACGATCCGAGAATAACGAAGACAAAGATCAAGGCCCGTGAGCTGTTTCAAAAAATCGCTGAAATTCAATTTGAGTCTGGTTATCCGTACATTGTCTATGAAGATAATGTAAATAACGTAAACCCAATCCAGGGACGCATCAACATGTCTAACCTCTGCTCTGAGATTCTGCAGGTCAACACCCCAACTACATATAACAATGACATGTCCTATAAGGAAATTGGAAAAGATATTTCTTGTAACCTGGGGTCTTTGAATATTGCAAAGGCAATGGAGTCTCAGGACTTTGGTAAAACAGTTGAGGTTGCAATTAGGTCTTTGACTTCTGTGTCAGAGCAGTCCTACATTGATTCTGTCATGTCTGTTGCCGAAGGAAACAAAAAGTCACGTGCCATCGGCTTGGGCCAAATGAATCTACATGGATATTTTGGAAAAGAAGAAATGCATTATGGAGAAGAAGAGTCAATCGACTTTACAAACATTTACTTCTATACAGTGTTGTATTATGCATTAAAGGCAAGCAACAAGCTTGCAATTGAGACCAGCTCGCCATTTGAGGGATTTGCAGAAAGCAAGTACGCATCTGGTGAATTCTTTGACAAGTATATTAATCAAGAATGGAAGCCGTCAACCGAGAAGGTCGGAAAGATTTTTGCTGAGGCAAACATCCATGTTCCTACCCAGGATGACTGGAAGAAGCTAAAAGAGTCTGTGATGAAGCACGGTATCTACAACCAGAACCTTCAGGCTGTTCCTCCAACTGGATCTATCTCTTACATTAACAACTCAACTAGCTCAATCCACCCAATCGCATCTCAAATTGAGATTCGTAAAGAGGGGTTAATGGGCCGTGTTTACTATCCAGCTCCGTACTTGAATAATGATAATCGTCAGTATTTCAAGGACGCTTATGAGATTGGACCAGAAAAGATTATTGATATTTATGCAGCTGCCCAGCAACACATTGACCAGGGACTATCACTAACCCTGTTCTTCAAGGACACCGCAACCACTCGTGACATTAACAAGGCACAAATATATGCCTGGAAAAATGGCATCAAGACTATTTACTACATTCGCATTCGCCAGCAAGCTTTGCAGGGTACAGAGATGGACAACTGCGTAAGCTGCATGCTATAATGGAGGACCTATGATAACAAGACCTGTAAACTGGAATAAGATTGAAGACCCAATTGATCTTGAGGTTTGGAACCGATTAACGGCTAACTTTTGGCTACCCGAAAAGGTCCCACTATCAAATGATATACAGTCCTGGTCTACGCTAAGGGATAACGAGAAGCTTTTAACAATGCGTGTGTTTACTGGACTAACCATGCTAGACACTATTCAGGGCACTGTGGGATCAATGTCAATCTTGCCAGATGCTAGAACTCAGCACGAAGAGGCTGTAATCACCAACATCGCTTTCATGGAGTCTGTACACGCCAAGAGCTACTCAAGCGTGTTCTCAACCTTGTCATCTACACAGGAAATTGAAGATGCCTTCCGCTGGTCTGAGGACAACCCTTATCTACAAAAGAAGGCAAAGATTGTTCTTGGATACTATCGTGGAGATGATCCACTAAAAAGAAAAATCGCATCAACGCTATTAGAGTCATTCTTGTTCTACAGCGGTTTTTACTGGCCAATGTATCTGTCCTCTAGGGCAAAGCTAACAAATACTGCTGACCTTATTAGGCTTATTATTAGAGACGAAGCGGTTCACGGTTACTACATTGGCTACAAGTTTCAGCTGGCATTTAATGAAGAGTCTGCAGAGCGCCAGGCAGATCTAAAAGACTACGTATATTCAATGCTAATGGAGCTATATGAAAATGAAATTAAGTATACTCGTGAGCTATATGATGAAGTCGGATTGACAGAGGATGTTAAAAAGTTTTTGCACTACAACGCCAATAAGGCACTTATGAATCTAGGCTTTGATTCACTATTCCCTAAAGAAATATCGGAGGTAAGTCCAGCAATTTTAGCAGCACTATCTCCAAACGCAGATGAGAACCACGACTTCTTCTCTGGTAGCGGATCTTCTTATGTAATTGGAAAGCATGAGTCCACAACAGACGACGACTGGGACTTCTAGTAGATAGGAAAAACATGAAGGAAATTAAGCACCTACACCTAATGGTGAGAGCAGAAATCAAAAATCCAATAAGGACTGAAGAGGATGCCAAGCAATGGATGAAAGATCTTGTCGAAAGAATTGACATGAAGATTGCAGCTGGACCTATTTCTAAGTATGTAGATATGGTTGGAAACGAGGGTGTTACTGCCGCTGTTTCTGTAGAGACCTCTCATATTGCGTTTCATATTTGGGAAAAGCTAGACCCAATGATTCTTCAATTTGATCTTTACACCTGTGGAGAGCTAGACTATCTTGATGTCTTGAGTCACCTATCAGACACTTTCGATATTGTCGATATGCAGTGGCAGTACCTGGACAGGCAAGACGGCTTTAAAATCATCGACCAATCTTAATATATCTTGTTATTGATTTAAAAATCTTTGTCTTAATGCTTGCTTTTTCGCCAGCTTTTTGGTATATTATTACTATGAAAAAAACAACAAAAGGGTATGAAACAATGAAAAAAATTCTAATCGGTGTTATTGCATTACTAGCTATTGTCGGAATTTCTCCAGCACAAGCTAGCCCACAACCAGCTGTAGCCATCATTGACGTAAATTTTGAATCACAGCTAATTGATGGAAAGGTTACCGAGATTTGCGTTAGCTCTCCAGTAATCTGTAATATGGCCGTAACTCCAAGAGGTGCGGTTCAGCTTAGGGCATTTAACCATGGAACGATCATGGCAGATATTGCTAGGACCACCAACCCAGATGCACACCTTGTTCTAATTGAAGCAGGGTCCACCAAGACTGGCGTTGTAACTGGCAACCAGCTGCTTGTTGCTCTAAACTGGGTAATGGCTAATGCTGCACAGCACAACATTAAGGCTGTATCTTTTTCCTACAACTCTGGTAACGGTGCAAGATGTACTCCATCTTCGCCAGGAATAAACGTAACTACAGCACACAACAATATCGTTGCTGCTATTTCATCACTAAGGGCTGCAGGAGTTAAGCTTTACGCTTCTTCTGGAAACCACGGCAGTACAAGAATGGTTGACTATCCAGCATGTATCTCAGACGCTATCTCTGTTGGATCTTCTGGCTTTCACGGAAGTGCCCAGCTTTCTGATATTGTGTTGTCAGGAGACGTTTACACTAGCCCAAAGCTGAAGTCTGTAAGAACAGCTGTACAGGGTGGTCATGATTCTTTTCCAGTAACCCTAAGCGATAGCAATCCTTTCATGGCTGGGTTTACCACATCAGTAGCAACTGTAATCGCAGCTGTTACCAACAAGTAATCTGATAAAGAAGGCACATTCCTAATGATCAATAAAAGTTTTGAAGAGTGGTTGCAAGAGGGTCTAGCAAATAAGTTCTGTGGACCAGCTGTCTGCTACACACATGACGGACTACCATTAACTGATCAGGAGTATGCCGAATTTGAAGAAGCAGATCCTTGTGTTCACATCATAAGACTTTATGAGGATGAGCAAACAAAAGCTGCAGTAGAAGAAAATCATTCTCCATCTATATGGAGAGCAACGAACAGCGGCTTTAAACTATAACTGAATATCCATCCCCTTTAGCTCAGCGGCAGAGCAGAGAGCTGTTAACTCTAAGGTCCGTGGTTCGAATCCACGAAGGGGAGCTAATGGTGTGGCCCATACCACTCTCACGGGTATGAGATAAAAATGGGCATTAGGCTCCATAGCTCAGTTGGTTAGAGCGCCTCCCTGTCACGGAGGAGGTCGCCAGTTCAAGTCTGGTTGGAGTCGCTTAGGCAATATGCCTAAACAAACGGAGGAAACATGGAAAGCACAAAGAGAAGTTTAGTTAAAACGTTAAGCTGGGAGTTCGTCCACCTTGTTATTATAGCGGGAGTAATCTTTCTATTTACAGGCAAGTGGGAGTATGCCACTATAGGAGCACTAATTTACATGGCCTGGGAGGCTTTGGCATATTTTATCCACGAGCGTGTCTGGGCTAAATTTATAAAGATTAAATAGTTATAAATAGTGGCCTTGCCTTCTTAGCTCAGTGGTAGAGCAATCGCCTTGTAAGCGATAGGTCGTCAGTTCAATCCTGACAGAAGGCTCTGTGGTCCGTTGGAGTAGCGGTTATCTCGTCTGCCTTTCACGCAGAAGAGCACGGGTTCAAATCCCGTACGGACTGCTTATGATATAATTTATATTTAGAGATAGGAAACGCAATGGGACTTCCAGAGCTATTTGATAAACAACTGCAAGATGAAAAGTTTGCAGACCTCATAGCAGAAAGAGTAATTCAAAAACTAATTGATCAAAAATTTATTCAGCAAAAAGAAAGCGAGAAAAATGTCAAACAATAGCGAATGTCCAGTTGACCACGGTCAATACGAATCAAACAAAAAGACTTCAACTTCAAGCGGCACATCCAATAACGACTGGTGGCCTAATCAGATCTCGCTTGATCCGCTTCTTCACAATAATCCAAAGAGTAATCCGATGGATGATGGCTTTGACTATGTTAAAGAGTTTAATGCACTAGATCTTGACGAAGTTAAAAAAGATATTGTACAGATTATGAGGTCTTCTCAAGACTGGTGGCCAGCAGATTACGGACACTATGGCCCACTATTTATTAGAATGGCATGGCACTCAGCTGGAACATATCGTGTGTCTGATGGCCGTGGTGGTGGCGGTCAGGGACTTCACAGGTTTGCCCCACTTAACTCCTGGCCAGACAATATAAATCTAGACAAGGCACGTAGGCTGCTGTGGCCAGTAAAGCAAAAGTATGGTCGCAAGCTAAGCTGGGCTGACCTAATGATCCTTGCGGGTAACGTTGCCCTTGAAGACATGGGCTTTCCAACATTCGGATTTGCTGGAGGACGTGAGGACGTCTGGCAACCAGACAATACCTATTGGGGTAAAGAAACTGAGTGGCTTGCAAATAAGAGGTACGACGCATCTCGTCAGGCTGACACTTTAGAAGACCCACTTGCAGCTGTACAGATGGGGCTTATCTATGTAAATCCAGAAGGGCCAGACGGAAATCCAGATTTTAAGTTGGCAGCTGCTGATATCCGTGAGACATTTAAGCGCATGGCAATGAATGATGAAGAGACTGTTGCGCTTATTGCAGGTGGCCATGCTTTTGGAAAAACACATGGTGCAGGAGACGCTTCTCAAGTTGGACCAGAGCCAGAGGCGGTAGATGATTTGTCAGCCGTAGGACTTGGCTGGAAGAATTCTCAGGGCAAGGGGCATTCAGAAGATACCATTTCTTCTGGCCTAGAGGTTACCTGGACTCCAAATCCAACTAGGTGGGACAATGATTACCTAAGATTGATCTATAAGTATGAGTGGCAACAAACTAAGTCCCCAGCTGGTGCAACTCAGTGGGAGCCAGTTGGACAGGTTGACGATGCTGACCTAGCTCCTAACGCTCATATTGCAGGAGAAAAGGTAGCTCCACGGATGCTAACTACGGATCTTGCGCTTCGCTTTGGAGATGAAGAGTATGACAAGATTTGCAGAAAGTTCCTGGAAGACTTCGACTACTTTACTGACAAGTTTGCACGTGCATGGTTTAAGTTAACGCACAGAGATATGGGGCCAAGATCTAGATACCATGGACCTGAGGTTCCACAAGAAACCCTTATTTGGCAGGACCCAGTACAGCAGCAGGAGAACCCAAGTGAAGAGGTTCTAGAGCTAGCTAAGAGTCTGATTGAAGATAGCAAAATAAAAAATCAAGACCTGGTAAGGTTAGCCTATGCGTCAGCAGCTACGTACAGAAACACTGACAAGAGAGGCGGGGCAAATGGTGCAAGGATTGCCCTCAAGCCACAAAGGGATTGGCCAGTAAACGTAGAGGTTGCTGAAACTCTTTCTGCAGTTGAGGAGATTCACGCAAAGCTTGAGGGAAAGATTTCTTTAGCAGACCTGATTGTTTATGCTGGAACTTATGCTCTTCAAAAAGCATCACACCTAGAGGTAATCTTTACTGGCGGTCGTGGAGATGCAACACAAGACCAAACAGATATTGATTCATTTAATCATCTGTACCCAGTAGCTGATGCTTTTGTAAACTGGTCACACAAAAAGTTTGCCGATTCGTTAGATCGATTCTTGATTGACAAGGCCACGCTTCTGGGACTAACTCCTCCAGAGATGACAGTTCTTTATGGTGGTTTAAGGTCGCTGGGAATTCCATCTAATGGTTATGGTGTGCTAACAAAGACTCCAGGAATTCTATCTAATGAATTTTTTGTAAATATCTTAGATATGGGTACTGAGTGGAAGCCTGTTGAAGATTCTTTGTATCAGGGCTTTGATCGAAAAACTAAAGAATACAAGTGGACAGCCACAAGATCAGACCTAGTGTTTGCTTCAAATTCTGTATTAAGGGCATACTGTGAGGTCTATGCATCAAAGGATGGGTTGAGAAAGTTCAAGGAAGATTTTGCCAGGGTATGGGCAAAGCTAATGAATAACGACCTATTCTAATAAAAATATCCTAGGCATGATATAAAACTGCCTATTTTTTATATAATCACTTTATAATATTACAAAGTAGTTTATTTGTCTTAATGTGGAGTGATATAAAATTAAGAACAAAGTAGGAAGAGTCACGGCAGCCCTTGCTTTAGCATTCTTGCCAGTACTTGGCATATCGGAAGTTGCTAATGCCAGCTGCGTTAGCCCAGGTCAAGTTGCTGCAGTAGCAGCTGCACAGCAAAACGCTTCAACCGAACCAGTCGTTACAGAAATTCGCACTTGTGGTGGAGACGATGTATCGTACCAAATTCCATTAACCACCACCGTAACCTTCGATGGGGTTGTTTACAATAATATTTTTGCCACTACCAACTCAGTAATTACCTTTGGTAGGCCAGATGGAACCTACTGGACTTACCCATCAACTCCGTCTATCTCCTTGTACTCTTTTGACTGGGTCGTTTACCCGCAGTGGAGAAACGATGAACATCTTATCATTCGCTCATCGGATGGTGGATTCCAGGTAGATATTTCAGCTAGACCAATTTGGTTACAGAATACCCCAGAGCCAACACGCATTGTGATTACTGCTGCTATTCTTTCAGATGGCACAGTTGCAATGGCTTACACGCTAGATGGACCAGAGTATCCGCAGAACAATCCACGGACTGGAGTTCGTCTAAACAACGGACAGATCGTTGACTTCGAAACCTATGGAATTGAGGAGACGGTAGCGCCTCCAGTTCTAGCACCAGAGCCCACAGAAGAGGCTCCATTTAATCCACCTACCCCTGAGCCAACGCCTACGCCTACTCCAGAGCCTACACCAGAACCTACTCCTGAGCCAACCCCCACCCCAGAGCCTACGCCCACACCAACTCCACCAGCAATTCCAGAGGGGGCAACAGTTACAAACGAGGGGTCATTTGTTCAAGTAGTTGCTCCTGAAGGCCAAAGAATTGCAAGTGCTGTTGGATATTATGGAGATCCAAATGATGGAACTCGTGGACAAGAAGTTTCTTCCATTCTTTTTGAATTACTAGCTGGACAAACTTCTGCAACTGTTGAAGTTTCAAACACAACCTTTGAAAACGATCCAGCTCCTGGAACGCCCAAGGTTTTAATTCTTCTTATTACTTATGAAAATATTCCAGTTGAGCCTGCTCCAGAGCCTACTCAACCTCCAGTCGTGCCAGTCGAACCTGTCGTACCGCCAACCATACCAGTGACCCCAGAACCAGAACCGCCGTTGGTGCCAGAGCCAGAAGAACCGACCACACCACAGCCAGAGGAACCAACACAACCAGAAGAGCCAACCACAGAACCTGTAGAGCCCTCTCCAGAACCTTTAGAGCCTGAGCCTTTACCTGAGCCTTCACCTGAACCATCTCCTTCTGAAGAAGAGTCTATCACATCTGCGGAAGATTTACCAGTAGATATTTCTGCAGAGGAGCTTATGTCGGTAGAGCTAGATGAAATTGTAGCTACTGACCTCTCAGCTGAGCAGGCAGAGGCCCTAGTTGAAGCAGCCCTTGAAGTTTTTGAAACCGCTGAGCCTGGTTCAGAGGAATACGAGCAGGCACTCGAAGCTCTTATGGTTGCTGCACAACAAGATGACATTGTTCTTGACGAGTCCCTTGCAGCTATTCCTCTACTGGGAGATGCTTTGGGCGGTGCAGTTGAGCTTGTTAACTTCTTGGGGAATGCTGGAGCAGATATGAGTCCGCAAGTTAGAGAGACCTCAGAAAAGGTAGTTGTTACAGCAATCGTTGCCGTTCAAGCAGCTTTATCAGCAGTTTCAATAAGCGGTATAGCTACAACAATTAACATAAGGAACGGATCATAGAATGTATGAGTATAGAGTAAAAAGAGTTGTCAACGTTGTTGACGGAGACACCTTTGATGCAGAGATAGATTTGGGCTTTAGCATTGCCTATTCTCAAAGGATTAGACTTGCTGGAATAGATACACCAGAGTCCAGGACAAAGGACAAAGCGGAAAAAGCTCTAGGCCTTGAGTCAAAAGAGTTTTTAAAAAAGGCTATTTCGTCGGCAAAAGACGTTGTTATAAAAACAGAAAAGCCAGACTCTTCAGAAAAATATGGAAGAGTTCTTGGATGGGTCTTTCTAGATGGATCAGCTAAGTCAATTAATCAAATAATGATTGATGAGGGCTACGCCTGGGACTACCTTGGAGAAACCAAGGTTAAAGATTTTGATTTGTTAAAGTCAAAACGAAATAAAAAGTAGGAGGAAAAATGAAGAAGTTCTTAAAGGGTCTTTTTAAAGACATCATAGATCAGTCTTGGACTTTGCTTGGAATGGTTGTTGCCTGGCTAGTTTTGGAGGGAAGCGCCAAGGACCTAACTGGTATGCTTATCCTGATGACTCTAGCAATCTGGATTATCACATATCCAATTAGAAACAAAGACGACTAATAAAGAAGGATATAATATAACTATGAAAAAGAAAGTATTAGGAATCATTTCTGCTACCTTCTTGGCAGTTACCCTTTCTGGTTGTGGCTATGATGGTCACTACAGATACCCATGCCAAGACCCAGAAAACTGGGAAAAAGCAGAATGCAAGCCACCAATTTGTGATGCCTCTGGAACATGCCTAGAGGATATTCTTGGGTACGACCCATTTGCTCCAGAATCTGATACAATAGAAGAAGATCAAAACGTAGACGAATCAACTAGCTCCGAAGAGGTAGTCGTAGAAGAAGAGTCTGAAACAGTAGAGGAACACGTACATGAGTAGAAGGCGTAGATACAGCGCAGCAGAACTAGATGCAAGACTAAAGTTTTCTCTAGGACTAATTCTAGGATCCATCTTGCTAATGACTGCAGTTGGTATTCTATATGCATTGATTTTTGTAACTCAGCCAATTGGCGCTCAGTCTGAAAATGATAAAATGTTTTTCAATGTTCTTGGAAGCATTGCGACTTTCATTACTGGAACGCTAGCTGGTATTCTGATTGGTCAAAACAATGGCAACTCGGAACCATCTGAAGAGCCAGTTGTTGAAGAAGAATCAGAAGAGTTTGCTTTTGAAGCTGGCGAAGAGCAACAGTAATTAACTGCTATCTGTAAGGATAGTGCTCTTTATACAAGTACAAATATTGAATAATTTTTTCTTGCTCAATTCCTAAAATGTACTCGTTTCCTTCAAAATATTCTTTAATAAAGTCTTGCCATTTTTTATAGACCTCTGAGGGATTTTCTGCAAGATCTACACAGATGTCTTGTATATGATGATCTCTTGGGTAAACCTTTTTAAAGAACAGCATTTCTAAAGACCATGGCCAGAAATACTTGTGCTTTATTCTTTTCGAAATGGCGTTCATATCTTTTACCTTCCACTCCCAAGTCTGCTTTTCGTAATGGTCTGGCAACAGGCAATCATACTCTTCTTCTGTTGTGTAAGTTGTAGCATCTTCTTTGATAATTTTAACTTTACTACTTATCCTATTATTCTTTAGGAAAGTGTCAATAATATCTTGCTCTTTTTCAATAACGGTAATTGACTCTACGCTTTCTTTTGCATCTAGGGCTTTTGTTAGAATACCAAAGCCAAGCCCAGTAATTAGTACACGGCCCTGAGCAATCTCGTATTGAGAATATAAGTTATCAAAGGCATCCGAAAAGTCTAAACGAACCCCCATCCACTGAACATTATCGTAATGCAAAAAATAGCACTGCTCTTGTGAAGAAAAGGAAATCTTGGCCCTACCATAGGTACCAGGAATAATTCTGGGTGCGTTTGCTAGACTTAAAGACATATAATCAATTATACCATTGATCGGATTTTTTATTATTAATGATATAATTGTTTTAAAAGGAGATTTACACATGACTACAGCAAGATTACCCCTTTCTGGGAACCCAGGAAAGGACTGGAAAGTAACAAGCTATATGGGCTGGAGGATACACCCAGTACATAAAACAAAGAAACATCATAACGGCACGGACATTATCTATACTAATAAAAAAGATAATAAGATTTACGCCCCATATGCTGGAACTGTGACCTATGCAGGTCCATCAAAAACAAAGAAGGATAACGGAGAGCCTAGCGGATTTGGCTACTACGTGAAAATTACCCACAATATTAATGGAGAGTTTTACAGCTCTCTTTATGCGCACCTTGTTAAAGGATCTATGACCGTTAAGCAGGGAGATAAGGTAAAGGCTGGAGATGTTCTTGGAGTGATGGGCACCAGTGGTATGAGCACTGGTGTGCATTTGCACTGGGAAATCTGGAAAGGCAAGTCGCACGGATGGTCAGACAATGGAAAGGGATTTGTTGAACCAATTGAGTTTATGAATGCGGTAATTGCACTAAACGGTGCTGCTTCCTATGCAGATGTTGCTTCGTCTAGCTCTAATAAGGCCAGCTCTCCAGTGACTCCTGGTGCATCAGTTAAGACTACACCACCAGCGTCGCTATCAGGCGGTGCCAAGCCTGCAGCTAAAAAGCCAAAACCTGCAGCAAAGCCTGCAGCAAAAAAGACAGCAAAGACTCACAGCGTTCTTCATGGAGAAACCCTTACTGGCATTGCTCGCAAGTATAAGACAACTGTGGCAACCCTTGTAGAGATTAATGGCATTAAAAACCCAAATCTAATACTTGTTGGGCAAGTAATAAAGCTTCCATAGGCTTGACATACCCACCCACCAGATGGTACAATTGCTCTATTGATTGCTTTCTTAAGAGTTTGTAATCAATAACTATTTTAATTAAAACAAAGGAATAATTAATTATGAATCTAACACCAGAAGTTCGAAAGTCAATTTATGGACTTGTTGCTGCAGCAGTTCCTGTATTGGTTATTATTGGAGCAATTAGCGACGATGTAGCTCAGCAGGTTCTTACTCTCGCAGCTGCTGCATTGGCAGTAGGAGGATCTTCTCTAGCTTATGCGAACGTCACTCCGTCTAATAAGAAGGACCTTGGAAAGGCAATTGTAGACGTTGTAGAGGCCGTTCAGAAGTCTGCGGGAACTGGAAAGGTTGCATCTTCAGATGTTAAGAAGCCAGTTGCAAAGAAGACCACAGCTTCAACTAAAAAGGCTTCCCCAAAGAAGTAACTGACATGGCGGTATACGAATATCGCTGTGGAGACTGTGATGCCCCGCATGTAAAAGTGCGGGGTATTTCAGAACCAGAGCCAGATTATTTTTGTGACAACTGTAATAAAAAACTAGTTAGAATTTATTCATCTGTTGGTGTAACATTTAACGGTAGTGGATTTTACTCAACAGATAAAGGAAAGTAAAAATGAAAACCAAGGTTGTGGAAGAAACCAGTCTAAATGCCAATGATAGGTGTGACACGGCGTCTTGCGGTGCGCAGGCCTATGTAAAGGCAATCGGCGTTTCTGGAGAGCTTTTGTTCTGTGCTCACCACTACGAAGGAATTGTTAACAATGCAGTTGGGTATGACAAAATGATGAAGTTTGCCTATCAAATAGTTGATGAGCGTGAAAAGCTCCATGCTAAAAATCAGCAATCTGAAGACTAGTCTACTTTAGGAGTCTTAATGAGTACAAGCGATGACGAATACATAGCAAAACTAATTCTCTCTGGAGCAATTGAGTTTGCTGGAATAGACTCTGACACTGGAGAAATGCTTTACTCTGCTACAGGTAAACTTAAAGAACAGAATCCTGAAATGTATGACAGGTTTAATGATCTTTTTTATCAAGAGATCATGAAGCTCTGGGAACTAGGGTTTTTAGAACTTAATGTTCTTGAGGCAAACCCTACAGTTCATTTGCTAAAAAAGGCATTTGATGTCCAGGAAATAGAGAAGCTAGACATAAACCACAGAAATGCTTTAAAGGATATACTCCGTGCATTTTTAGAAAACAATAGGTGACCTGGAGCAATATGGAATATCTAGTAGGCGCAATTGTCGCAATCGTTGGAACTTTTATATTAAGCAAGGCAGTTTCAAAAGTAACTAAAGACTCAGTCATGAAGGTTCGTTATAGACAAAGCCATATATTTAGCGTGGTTGGGCCATATATTTTTGCAATGTCTGCAAAGGAAAACAGAAAAGAAATGGTCACCCAGTCTACACGATTCTTTGATAGCAGGCACCAGAAGATCCTGTTCTTTAAGGGCAAGGCCTACTGGATAAGGAACAACTCTCTGTATTCCGCAAACCTTGTGGGTGGAGTTGTAGATGAAAGTTCTACAAAAACACTTGACATAATGGCCATGGATAAGGTAGAATTAAAAGACATGATGTTTATTGTAGACAAACTAAACGAAGGGCAGGACAGAAATGATCTTGGGAATTCATGGAAGTAAAAGCTTCAATGACTATAACATATTCCTGTCTGGAATGGCAAAAACGCTGTATTCAATGAAGGATTCGGATGATAAAGAGTTCATCATTTTTTCTGCAGGGCCATATCGTGTAACGCAGATGGCAGAAGAGTATCTGAATGTGTCTAATTTTAAATCAAGAGGGATCAAGACAAAGCTTATTCGTGTTCCTCTAAAGTGGTTTAAATCAAACCACCCAGTAATTAGTCAGTTCGCATACTTTTGTAACCACAAAGAAGCTATTCCAGAAATAGTAAACTTCTTATCTGCAAAAGATATCAAGAACGACGTTTTTAGATATTAATATTTTAGCTAGCGGAATGTGCAAAAGCTAAATAATAAAAATAAAAATATAGGGAAAATCATGTTAGTAAAGTCTCTTGAAAAAATGGAAGAAATTGTTAAGAATAACAAAAGACTATCTTGGGATGGCTGGGATGTCCTACTAAGAATTCCTGACCACTTTGCCTGGAAGAGGCGTGATGGTGTAAGGGTTTCTGGAAAATGGTATGTTCAGAAAAGATACTCTCCATCTGAAAATGGTTGGTCAATACCAGAAGGACTTCTAAACAAAAATGGATAGTGGCAAGTGGAAAGATGATTCCTCTTGTCGTGATTATGATACTAATTTATTTTTTGATACATACGAAGAAGATGAACTCTTACGTCCAGCAATAGATCAGCTTTGCTCTGGCTGTCCAGTTGTGAGGCAGTGCTTTGCTGTTGGCATCTCTCAAAAAGAATGGGGTGTCTGGGGTGGAGTGTATCTAGAATCTGGAAAAATTTCAAAAGAGTTTAATCGTCATAGAAATAAAAAAGACTGGGCCAAAACCTGGGAAGTTTTAACAATGGATAAGGGCAAATAATATGTATACAGATCAAATGAGAAGAGCTTTTAGGTCTATTAATCCTCCATCAAACTTTAGTCTTGACATCATCGACAACGATCATTTCATAACAGTAAGGGCTAGTGAGAAGAAGTTCATGTCTTTAACTGGTGAGGATAAGATAAAGGCAGTAGAGTATATGATACGAGTTAAAAAGGCACTAGAGGACAATGGTGCTATCGTATTACTTGTTAGAGAGGGCGGTAAACCAGATGCCTAATTTACTGGATGTTATTGCAGTTGTTGTTATTGCGTTTGTTATTCTAGTACTTCTTGTAGATAATATTAGATTTAGATCTAAATACAAAAAGGGTTTAACAAAAATAGTTCAGTTAGAGATTGATAAAATGGCTGTGCTTTCAACCCTTGACCAGGCAATCAAGGAAAATGAAATTAATAAATCTGAGGGATTTGTAAGATTTTTGTCTGAATCAAGAGATGCTGCATTTGAGTATATCGAATCAGCGCAAGCTGGAATCTCTGAGTTTGTTGATAAAGCAGATGTCGTTTTTGAAAAGTCTACAGACCATGAGCTTACGAATGCTTATCAAAAACTAAAAAGCTTATTGCCAAATAAGCCAAAAGATTAGTTATGATATAATGGTTTAATGCTAGGACTTAAAGACAACGCCCAAGACTTACAATCCCTAAAGGGACTTTGTGCAATATCAGGTTGTGACTCTTCTGCAACCGAGATCTTTTCTTCTACAGATAGGAACCTGCCTGTCTGTAGCTTTCACCTTGACGTCTTAGAGATAGGCCTAAGCCTTTGGTAATTCGGGCTATTACTTTTGCCTGAGTTGTGATATAATTAACCTGCCTGCCATTTGGGGGCAATTAACTCGCTTAATATAAGGAGATGATATAAATGGTTATTTTTAATGACCCATTCGGAAGCCTTGCTCAGGAATTTGAGAAGGTATTCACACAGCCAGTAAAGGCATCTTACCCACCATACAACATCAACAAAATCTCAGACGAACACTACGTCCTAGAGTTTGCTGTTGCTGGATTTAATCAGTATGGCATCGATATCTCAGTAGAGAAGGATGTGCTAACGGTTAAGGGTGAGCGCCAGGAGGACGAAGGGGCCAACTATGTCTACAAGGGCATTGCTGGTCGCAAGTTCACACGATCATTCAGTCTGCCAGAATATTTTGAGGTAGACAGGGCATCGATGATTGACGGAATTCTGTACATTGATTTGTACAAGCGTGTTCCAGAAGAAAAGAAGCCAAAGAAAATCGAAATTAAGTAGCTAAACCAACCTGGGCATGTTGTAAAAAGGCCCATTTTTTCTGATATAATAAGACTGTGTTTCATAATAGAGACATGATTTTACTTGTGTAAGGAGAAAAATGGCAAAATCGCAATACCCCATTGACGGGAAAAAGGGCAAGGCTTGGAAAATTACAAGCCCCTTCGGATGGAGGGTGCATCCCATCGAAAAAATTAAAAAGCATCATAACGGCGATGACATCTGGGGGCCAAACCCAAAGATTTATATCGAAGCATGGCACGATGGAACAGTAGTGTATGCAGGTCCATCAAAGCTAAAGAAAGCCGACGGTTCGCTGGGCGGCATTGGATACTACGTTGACATTCGTTCAAAGATTAATGGAAAGTGGTACGTGACTAGATCAGGTCACATGAAAGAAGGAAGCCTAAAGGTTAAGACTGGCCAAAAGGTTGAAGCTGGAACCATCCTAGGAATTATGGGAAACACTGGAGCTTCAGCTGGAAGACATTTGCACTTTGAAATTGTCGAAGGCAGAACTCACCGCTGGGATCTAAACGGCAAGGGCTTTGTTAGTCCTATTGCATTTGTTGAAGCCGTAATGGCTTGGGAAAAGTTAAGAGACTCTGCAAAAGACGAGACCCCAGATGATGGTATCGTAAACAGTGCTCCTCCTAGCTTAGATGTTTCTAGCCTAGGCGCAAAGAAGAAGCCAGGAAAGGGAAAGAAGCTTGTGAACCCAGTTCCAGGTTTTGGATCTGCCCCTAAAAAGGCTGCTGCAAAGAAACCTACCAAGTAATCTAAAAGCGGTATAATAAAATTGTCCTCACACAGGGCAAGGTGTTGCTATTCTTAGGATGATTAGTTACCATTTTACTGGGCATCGCCAGAGGTTCTGTGTGGGGACTTTAGTGTATCATAGACTATATGAAGTTTTATTATTTTGGTGGAGACTTTGATTCTATAGATAAGGTCTATGATGCAAAGTTTGACGGTAATTTATTTTTGTATGACTCTTCAAGGTTTGAGCATTTTACAGAAATAGTACACAATGCGTCAAAAATTAGGAAAGATTTTAAATACATGGTGGCAATTAGGCCATATGTAATTTCTCCACAATATCTCTTTATGATATCTAGGAATATTTATAATTATTTTGGAGACATACTAGAAATAAATCTAGTATCTGGATGGGCAAAGCAAGAAGAGGAGCCTCACAACTTTTTTGTCGGAGAGATTAATGATAACTCTAGCTCTGTTGAAAAGTCAAACTACCTAATTAAATACCTAGAAGTGCTGGGTAATTATAAAAAGTCTATGAAAAATGATCTAGCCAACATATATGTTTCTGTGACTAATGAGTTTACTCTGGATGCATCAAATAAGTTTAATGGCAAAATGGTTGTGCCTTATTATACATATAAAAAATATGCCGAAAAAATAAACACAAATAATATAGTTTTATCTATTACTCCAATTATAGACAACAGCGGCCTGGCAATCATGGACGAAGATAGGGGAAACGACCTGGTCCATGGCACAGAAGAAGAAATAGTAAAAGTTTTAAAAGACATAAAGGATGCTGGTGTTTACGGAGTTCTTTTGGTTGGCTTTGACAAAGATCAGGCAAGGCTTTTTGACTTTGTGTCCAAATATAAAGAGCTAATATAGCCTTATAACCTGGGAATTACCTTTTAAATATAACAGGTATAATAGTCATATGACAATCCACTCTACCATTAGCCTGTCAAATGAGACAGCCACAAGACTTACCCCTAGCGGAACCCACTCTGGAATGGACATTACCATTCAGAATATTCACGCTTCTGCCTATGTTTATATTGGTGGAGAAGGTGTGACAAGTTCTTCTTATGGATACCGCCTAAATCCTGGAACAGCAATTTCTTTTGAGCTTCCAGGAAAAGATGCTCTATATGCAACTACTGATACAAACAACTCTCAGGTTGCAATTATAAAGACTAACCTAGAGTCAGGAAACTAATGGCTAGATTTAGTGGCAGCTCTAGTGGCGGAGAGGGCACAGTTGGCCCAGCAGGGCCTACAGGACCAGAAGGTCCAGCTGGTGCAGATGGTGCCCCAGGTGCTGACGGAGCAAATGGTGCAGATGCACTTTGGAATTTTACTGGTGAATACAATGGTGGGGCATCATATGCAGTAGGAGATATTGCAACATATGATGGACAACTTTGGTACCGTGCTAATTCAAATGGCGGAAATGTTGGAGACACTCCATCAGAAGGCTTTATCTGGAATCTACTTGCAGCAAAGGGTGCAGTTGGTGCAGATGGAGCAGACGGTGCAGACGGTGCAGACGGAGAAGATGCAGTTCTTCCACAAGATTTAGGAACAATAGATAGCCCAACATTTAGCAAAATTACTCTTACAAGCAATGGTGCAATAGATAATATAACAATTGGTGATGATGTACTTATTGGAGACGGCAATATTGCAAACCACTTAGTAGTTGTTGGAAATCAAGATTCAACAAAGGGTGGAATTGCTTTTGGTGACCAGAAAACTGAAAAAATTGCATCAGATGGATCTAATTTAACTCTTGAAGCAGACAATGATATTATTCTTTACCCAGGAAGTTCATATGCATATCTTGGTACACCTACTATCGGTGGAGAAACAAGGATTGCAACTATTGGAGATATCTCTAATTCAGCACCAGTAGAGGTGTCATTTACAGTTAATGGCGGTACTGCTGGAACACAGCCAACCTTTAACGGAGCCCCACGTTTCACTGGAAATTATGTTAAGACTGGCCCACTAGTTCACTTTGAGATTCAGGTAGATATGGATAATATTACTAACTTTGGAACTGGCCAATACTACGTTGACTTGCCATTTAATGCTAAGTACGCTTACCAGCTTAATGATGGGTGCCTGCACGATATATCTGCAAACAATCAGTATTCAGTAGGTGGTCATGTCCAGGCGGGAACAAACAGGCTATTTCTAAATTACACTGGCTCAAATGGTCAGGATGAGATATTTGACCACAACTCCCCAGTTAACCTGACTACAGCAGATAACTTTCATATCTCTGGTACATATATAGCTGAATAGTGCTATAATACAATAATGCTCCAGCTATGAAGCTTAGGCAATTGCCAGCTAGAAGGAAAAATGAAAATATATTATTTTGGATCAGAATATCGATTTATAGATGATATTTATGAAAGCGGTTTTGATGGAAGCTTGTTCTTATACAACGCACGTTCTCCAGACTATTTTACAACTTTGATTGGTAATATCGATAGCCTAAAGGACGACTTTAGATACATGGTTGCCGTTAGGCCTTACGCTATTTCTCCTCAATACTTATCAATGATACATAAAACAATTTGTGGAATGATTGGAAATAGGTTAGAGATTAATTTAATAGCAGGAGACCCAAAGGAACTAGAAAAGCCGTATAACAGTTTTGTAGGTCCAGTTAACGATTGGTCAACCAGAATAGAAAAATCTGAATATCTAATAGAATACTTAGGCGCAATAGACTGGCTAAAGAATAATTGTAGTAGTCCAGAAACTGAAATTCCGAACGTATATGTCTCTACAACAAATGAGTATGTTTTAGAAGCTGCTTCAAAGTATGGCTACAAAATGATCATTCCGCACATAACTCACAAAAAGTGGAAAGAAGATGGCACCTATGAGAAAGTTCGGCAACGGGTTTCAATAAACAATAACAACATCCTTGTTTCGATAAATCCAGTCATAGTTTTTCCTGAGGATGGGGTATCGCCTGATTCTATGGTTAACAGAACTAGCGACTCTCAAATCTTTACCCCAGAGCAGTTTCTTGAAGAAATCAATTCTTTTAAGCAAGAGGGCCTTTATGGCATGCTTACAGCATCCTGGGACGATATTAGGCCGAATCTATTTAGGTTCTTAAAAGAAAACAAGAAGTTCATATAGTGGTATAATAAATCTATGCCATATCATGTTGGAGCCAAGGGCTCATACGGCTGTTCAGGATATCCTGCAGTAAAAGACGACGGCACCGTAATGGGGTGTCACGACACTGCTGACGCTGCAGCTGCTCAGATTTACGCTATAAATCAATCTGAGGGAAATATTGATGAAAAAGAAATGATCACCAATGACGGCGGGATTGGAATTAAGAATCCACAAGAATGGCCCGTGTCTAAATCAAATCCCTGCTGGGAAGGCTATACTCAAAGAGGAATGAAGCCAGGCAAGGGCGGTAAAATGGTTCCTAATTGTGTACCAGTATCTAAAGCAGATGCCGCAATCACAGAAGGCGACTTCGTAAGTGCAAGAACCACAGAAGGAATGATTGTTGGTCAAGTAGAACACGTTATGCGTGAAGGTGGTAGATATGGTGAGCCAGAAAATCCTTACTCCGTTAACTCTACTCCAGAAAATCCAGCGGTAGCTGTTAGAATTCTAGAAGAAGACGACGGGGTATACTACTACACACCATACACAATTGGTGCACTAATGTCAGATGTCGAAAGAATTAATATGCCAAACATCAGCATGGAAGAGTATGAAGATGACGATATGGAAATGATGGCTAAGGCAGAAACCTTTACCCCAAATGCAGGAATGAAAGCAGCTGCTCGCCGTGCATTGAAATGGAAAGAAGATGGCAAGGCAACTGGTGCAGGCACCCCTGTAGGCTGGGGCCGTGCTAGAGATATCGTGGCTGGTAGAGCAATGTCTCTAAGCACTGTTAGGCGCATGTTCTCATTCTTCTCTCGTCATGAGCAGGCAAGCAAGGGTGGAAAAGACTTTAACAACACAAGCAACCCATCTAATGGTCGTATTATGTGGGATGCATGGGGTGGCAACGCAGGCTTTGCCTGGTCACGTGCCATAGTAAACAGAATGAAGGATAAGGCCCTGTTTGCAGACTTTGGTAAGGATTACACAAAGTCAAGACCAATAAGAGAAATCTTTTAGTTTTTAGATTTATTGTTTTTTATTGCATTAATTATTTCTTGGGTATGCTTTTCGTAATCAATTTCTAATATCATGTTGCCATTTATTAGTTTGTGAACCTTGATGTCTTTACCAATATTAAATAGTATTTCTTTTATCTCGTCCTCAAGACTCACTTTCTTGCTCTCTTTCATATGTCCTTATTTTGTGACAGTTAGCGCAAACTACGTCACACTTCCTTACTTCTGCCCATGCAGCCGCTGGTCCATAAGAGCGCAGAACCCTATAGACAACGTCTATCTTCGTCTCTCCTGGCCTATGGTCAAATTCTAATACGTAATGGGGGTAATGATTTCTGCAGTCAGCGCAGCCGTGCTTTTCTTTGTGGAGGTGCAACTCCTCCAGTGTGGCATGTAGTTGCTTTCTTTGCTTAGCAGAGCTTGTCATACTGTATAATTGTATCATGATATTCTTATTGCCAGTCAGGACGCCATGGCTACCGTAGGATCTTTGTGGATTGGCGATGGACTAGGATTAGTTCAAAAGCTTTGTTTAAAGTCTTTTGTTTACCATGGACACGAAGTATTTCTCTATGTTTATGATATGGATATGGAGGTCCCAGATGGCGTCATTAAAAGAAATGCAGAAGAGATAGTTCCATCTGATAAAATCTTTACATATCATGGTCAGCTAGCAGCATTTTCTGATTACTTTAGATATAATATGATTGAAAAAACTGGACTAATGTGGGTAGATGCAGACACACTATGCCTGAACAACAACTTCTTTGAAGATGTCCCATTTGTTTTTATAAAAGAATCAGACAGTCTTGTAGCTGGAGGAATTCTTAAAATGCCACAGTCGCATGCCTTTACAAAACAGATTAATCAAATGGCAAAGACCATACTGCCACAAATAAGGCTTGCTCAAAAAAAGGCTAAGTGGGCAGAGCTTGGGCCAGTTTTAATTACAAAGCTTGTTAAAAGATTTGATCTAATGAAGTATGCACAGCCAGCCAGCCTGGTCAATGTCTTAGATCACTGGAGTAAATCAGAAGACTTCTGGAATCCAGACAAGAAAGAAGAAATAATTAGAATGTGTGATGGCGCATATTGCGCAACATTTTTTACTGGGGCATTGAGAATGAAAAACTTTGATACTAATCAAAAGCCTCCAAGTGGTTCTGCAATAGAGCACTTCTTAAGAAAGTTCGGCAATATATGAAAATCTCTATAGTCATTCCCTGGAGATCTCACCCAAGCAGAGTGCCAGCTTTTGAAAAGGTTATAGAATGCTATAATAAAAACTTTCCAGATTTTGAAATAATTGTGTCTGACAGCACTGAAGAAGAGTTTAACCTATCACAGGCTAGAAACCTGGGGGCACAAAAGGCTATTGATTCTGGATGTGATTTAGTAATATTTAACGATGCAGATTTCTTTGTAGACCCGCTGGCATTAAGAAAAGCAATTAATTATTCAGTTAAGAATAACGAAATTGCTGCTCCTTATAATAGATACTTTCAGCATAAGGATATGAAAGAAACAATTATCTTTTTAAAAAGACTTAACTACAACATGAAACTTGGAAAAGAGTTTTCCCCTCCCACACTTTCATACTCCGACTCTCTTCCAAGAAGGCTGTGGCCATGCAGCGGTGCAATTGTTGTGCCTGTTCATATCTTTAAAGAGATAGGTGGATTTGAGGAAAAGATAAAGGGGTGGGGGCCAGAAGACACTATGTTTCATCGAATGTATTTTGAAAAATATGGAAAGCTGTTTGGATATGTGGCGGGATCAGCACACTCTACATTTAATGACCCAACATATCGTGGAGATAGACCAGAAAACCAACACTATAAAGACCTTGTAGATTTTAAAGATAAAAGAGTTTAAATGCAGTTTGTTTATTTGTGTGGGCCAGATTCTGACGAAGAGCTTAAGTACTCCATAAGGTCATTAATAAAAAATGTAGATAGTCCAAAGATTATTCTTGTAGGGGCCAAGCCAGCATGGTATCTGGGGGAATCTATTCTGGTAAGCCAGGATCAAAGGAAATATGACAATGTTCACAAAAACCTAATAACTGCTATAGAATCACCAATTATAGATGACAAGTTTGTAGTTATGAACGATGACTTTTACGTTATGAAAAAAGTAGACAGCTTTGAGTATGCTCATGAAGGTAGCCTATTTAAGAAATATATAAGCTATCAAAAGGCTTCTTCTGGCTATGTTTATACTAAAAAAATTAAGGATACACATGAGCAGCTATTCCGTATGGGGTTTTCAGAACCACTTTCGTATGAGCTTCATATTCCATTTACAGTAGAAAAGCAAAAGCTTTCAAGGGCAATGAAACATAGTAATCTGTTATGGAGATCTGTATATGGAAACATGTTCTCTGTTGGTGGCAGCCAAATGTCAGATGTCAAGGTTTACTCAGAAAGCAATATGCAGTTTAAAAGTTATAACTATCTAGTAGAAGATTCTGAGTTTTTATCAACATCAGATTCGTCTTTTCGGACTGTTAAGGAAAATATTTTAAAAAAATTATTTAGCGAAAAGAGTTATCTAGAAGCCTAGAGCTTAATTGCTTTTGCAAAAACAACTCTGGACGCCATCTTGGAAGCACTAATAATTGCTATTGGTGCAGCAATGCTAAGAATTACTCCAGCCCACATGCGTGGCTCTACCCAGGCCCAGTCCCAGAAGTCAAATGTGTGGAACGCATTAGCCAAAACAGCGATTCCACCAAAGGAAATCATTCCAATTAAAGCTCCGCCAGTTTTTTCTGGGTTGCCATCCTCATCCAGTCTTGAGGCAAGGACAAGGTACGCTACCAAAAACAAAAGGTACATTAGCTCAATGAAAAAGAAAAATAGTCCAGCCATCCAGGCTTGAGAAAGACCTACGAAAGTGGCTACAGAAGTAATACCATTAAAAGAAACTACAGCAGATGATATAAAGGCAACAGCAATACCAATAAGCCATGTCCAAAGAATTATCTTTTGGTCTACCTGGATCTTAGGTGCACGTTTTGATTCTTGCAACTCATAGCGCTTACGCTTTTGATCCTCAATCTTTTCTTTGGTGATTTTTGTAGGGTCGCTTCTGTCTGCAATTTCTTGCATCTTTTGCCTTCTTCTAGGACTTATTCTTCCCCATGCGTTTATGCTCATAATAATCTATTTTAACATGCTTTAGTATTTATTGTTCTCGTAAAAGCCTTTTACGCCAATAAACGAGGGCAAGACATACCTTACGGGACCAGGCCCAGGAGCGTTAGTTCCATGAAGATATTCTTCGTGAGTGGGGAATATCGCCAAAGTCTTTGCTGGTGGCTTTACTTCAATGCCACGCTCTGGAAATATAAGCTCACCATCTGTATAGTCGTCATTTAGATAGATAATTGCGGCATAAACAAGGGAGGGGTCTGTTTGATTATCAACATGGACCACAAGATCTGCGCCTTCATACTGCCTCTGTATAGCATCGATACCATTATACAAAAGCTCAGGAATATGCTTTATAACCCTTGAAAGTCTTTCGTTTATTGGGTCAAGAAGACTCTTGTCGTGTAAAGTAAGGTTCTTGTCTCTCCATCTATCGGTAATCTCAAGCTTGCCGCTGGCAACCAGTTCATCTAAGTCGTCGTATCCAAACTTTGCTCTAGCGAAAGACTTTAGCCCCTCTATATAAGAAACAGACCATTCATCCTCACTAGCAGAGTTTGCTATATCTAAAAACGCTTTAGCTTCTTCATCTGTCAAAAAGTCTTTAATTAAAAATATTTCGGTATCTATTTCTTCTACCGAGTATCCAAAATCAATAAAATTCTGTTTAGTCAGGTTTTGTAGTTCGTGCCTCATGGTTATATTATACACGACTGGGGCAACTATGCCGCTAGCTGCCCCACCTTGTCTGGATTAAAGCCAGACCAGGCATCGTTGTCTGTGATAACAACTGGTGCAGATTTGAATCCCATGCTTAAAATCTTTTCTAGTGCATCTGGGTCTTTTGTGATGTCTACGGTGTCATATTGAACGCCTAATCGATCCATAAGTCTTTTTGTTGCATCGCACTGGACACAAGATGGCTTTACGTATACGGTTGTCATTGGGGGATTCTCCTAGTTGTTGTTATAAATATAGCCCCAGCTGGCCCATTCATTTCCCGTTCCCAAGCCAGCTGGGGTATAACAATTATACCAAACAATAGCGATTAATCATAGATGTCTGGAGAAATTAAATCAGACAAAGAACTAAACCCTGTATCTTCAACCTCTAGTAGAGCTAGCAAAAGGGTAAACGTTTCTTCAATAAAGCCAGCGATCACCTTGTTTACTTCTATTACTTCGTTGGCTGCCAGATAAGCTATAGGCAAGCCAAGATCGTTGTATTCGACAAAGTCTATAAAAATATCGGCATCTCTATGGTTCATCCATAAATCTGCCAGTATCTCTGTTTTAGTGTTAAAAGGTGTTTCTGACAATAGCACTCCTCTACATAATTATATCAAAGATAATCCTTTTTGTCAATAATGAGTAATTAGTTTATTTAATAAGATATTCTTGACAGGCATTTGGTTATAAGCTATAATGGGTACATAAGAAAACTCTCTACAGAAGAAGGCAACATTGCAGACTTTCCTTACATCAAAAAACTTTAAAGATATAGCGCAGACGCTAGACTCAAAAAGACTAAACAAGCAAATACTAGAAACTTATCAAATACTAAAGGTCCTTTCAAGCGATGATCCAAAAGCTGGCTGGCGCAATCATCCAGCTGTCAAGATGTGGCGAGGCTCAGAGCACGTCCTGTTTACCTATGCAAAAGCCATGGTCCAGGAGGCAAAAAAGCGTGGTATCAAGACAGATAAGAATGAGGAAAATCTAGCAAATCTTAGGTCTTCAAAGAAGTTCCTGTGGGGAAGCCAGTTTCCAGAGTGGTTGCAAAACCCAGAGTTTAGTGATAGAATCATAACTACGCATAAAGCTAATCTTTACAAGAAGGATCCAGAGTATTACTATTCCTTTAAGATTGCCACTGTCAGCAAGGACAACAAACCATGCTGCAGCACTTGTAGTTACTTCTGGGTAACACACGTAAACAAAGAACCACTAATATCATAGGAGACCAGTTGGACATCGAATCTGAAATAGTTAAGTTTGCTCCGCTAGACATGCAAAAATGGATGGCAAGCGTTGGGAGAGACACAACAGAGTCAGCCCTAACTGCCTGGCAAGATGGGTATATTGCAGGAGTTCAACGTGCCATCAGCATTAGAGAAATATCTGAGGTTGAGGAGATCTAAGAATGAAGTCGACTAAGGTAGAGGCTTATCCAGAAAAGGTAAAGGTTGGAAGCCAAGTTTTTAATATTGTGTTCCGTGACCCAAAAGATGACGGCATGCTTAATGATGGTACAAATGGGTACACTCTTGATCTTGGAAACCTTATTGTCGTTTCCAGTGCCCTTAGTCGTAGCAAGCAGCAGGTAACGCTACTGCACGAAATCCTACATGCAATGAGGATGGTCTTTGAGAACGGCCTCCCAAAGCCAGAGGCAGACTTTGAGGAGTGGGAGCATTTCTTTATTGGTGTTTACGAAAATGCAATGCTAATGTTCTTGCGTGACAATCCAGAGCTAGTAGCCTGGCTAGAAAAAGAAGATATTTAGTATCAGAATGGAAGACTTCGCCAAAGAGTTGTCCAGCATTAAAAAGGCCTTAGACGCTATCGAGATGGGTCTTATGATGAACGCAGAAGCTATTGAGACTCTTGAGATGGATATAAGGTTTCTGCAAATAGAGCTTGATAATGAAGTGCTAAATAAAGATTAGTTCTTTTTTGAGCAATCGTAACATTTCTGTGGAGTCCTAGGGACGATTCCTTTTGGAGGAAGTCGTACAGGCTCAGTGGCTATCTTTCCACAAGAGTTACAGGTACCAGAAATCATAAAACTATTATATGCCTGGTTTTTCAGAGGACTCTTTAATCTTGGGAATAAGCTTATCCCATCGTCCATGTTCAGAGCCTTGGTAGGCAACACCAGTCTCCCTGTCGATCAGTAGCCACTTGTTTGGAGACTTTGTATAAACTGTAAGGGTTACTGCGGATTCGAGCTCTTCGAATTCATGTTGTGGTCTTGTCATATCTTATACATTATAGCATTAAGTTCGGCGGCAAAAAGTTCGGCGGATTATAGAGATTAGTATGCTATTACATAGCAATAGCCTCTAGCATCCTGGGGTATTGACAATGTCTTCGTAATACTATAAAATAGTACTACTGAGAGCAAAGGGTATGATGTTCGTAACAGCTAAGCGTGACACGTTTATTAATCTAATGAGCGACATGGATGTAGAGACAGAGGTAGCAGAAGGCACCTGGATGTTTCATATTACATCTGACAAGCACACAAGGTATTTGGAGCCTGACGAGATTTGTGTTTACCTACCTAAGCTAGGAGTGAACTACACATACAAGGGAGACTGGGAGCAATCTAATGGCTAAGATGGCAAGCCTTCACGCAGAGGGTTATACAGACAAAGACCTGCAAAAGGCAGGTAGGCGTAAGTGGATTAGGATTGATAGCAATACCTTTGGATTTAGTCGTAGCATAGTCCTTTTCGATACGATAGGCTTCTATGCTGGCAGGACAGATCACTGGGGTATCGCAGCTGCAATCAACTTCTATGACAGGTCCATTAGTTTTGAGATTCTTAACCTTTTCGTAGGAGTGGAGATTTGGCGTAATGATTAAGTACGAGCATGGAATGTTGGTGCTAGACCCAAGCACCTCTAAGTCAGATGTTAAGGCTATCAATGACTTTGTTGAAAAGGCAAGGTTGGATGAGAGGCTTAGGGTTCTTAATGAAATAAACAAACTAGAGGAACAGTCTCGTAGGACAAGGACACCCATTTACCAGGAGACAATCTTTTCACACCTAAAGGAAACCTTGGAGGTTGGCAGTGAACTACGATGAGCTAACAGACGAAGAAAAAGAAATCTTTGACGCTGGACAAGAGCACGGATATGAGCTTGGCTACGATATTGGATATGAAGAATCTGAATCTGAGAATAGCTCTGAGGCTGACTATAACTATGAGCTAGGGTATAGCAATGGGTATCAGTCTGGTATCGAAGCAGAGCAGGTTCGTATCCAATATGTCCTGAACATGATGTTTGAGTCTGCCATTAACATGGGGCAGGGTAACAAGGCAATCCAGTACAAGCATGCTATGGATCTACTTAAGCCTATAGAGCTAAACAATACAGTCGACGACGATATTTAATGAGCTTGTCCAGAAATGGTATAATTTAACATATGGACAATGTGTACAGGGTCAAAAACTTTCTCCTCCCAGAAGAGCTAGAAGTAATCGAGCACATCCTTACTGATGAGGATGAGTGGATGTATAGATCAGAAAAGAAACACGACCCAGTCCTTGGAAGACTCATGTATGTGGCAAGACTGCCGATGCCCACTTTAGAGGGTATTCAAGAGAGAGTCGAAAAACTTGTTGGCAGGAAGCTTCCACAAATAGGAGTTATGTTTGTCGACTATGATGCAAAATATGGACAGCCAAATCTCCCACCACACTTTGATGGGGACAATAATGGATTAATTATTGACTACCAATACAAGTCCAATACGACATGGGGTCTGGCGGTAGACAAGGAAGTCTTTGAGATGGAAGACAACGAAGCTATCATATTTAACCCAAATGAGTATCCTCATTGGAGACCACATAAGACCTTCAAAGAGGGAGAGTTTATAACCATGGCTTTCTTTAGGTTTATAGATGAAGACCTAGACTATTCGCACATGAGATATCTCCAGGACGATCCTATCTTTGATGAAGCTCATAAGATTAGGGATAGCCTAAACTCCGACGGTATCAAATAATCAAACCACCATCCCCTATATAACCAATAACACTATAGAGAAATAAGCCTGATATCCAGATATCCCCATAGCCCCACATCCAAGATACGAAGGTTTGTATACCCCCCTCAAAATCGATTCTGTGGCTATTTAGAGCATGTTTAGAGACCATGTTTTGGATAAAAGATCTTACTGTTTATTAAGTTTAATAGAGTTAAAGTGGAGTGATATGGAGGATAGTGGATAATGGAGCACATATTAACTTAAACTCGTAATCATTTACCAAACCCCAAACCCTTACACCCCTTAAACGCCAAACCTTTATACCATAATATCCGTCAAATGTCAAGCATTTTTTATATAAAATATGGCCATAAAAATATCAAAAACTAAACCATTTTAAATGAAATCTGGCCAAAAGAAAAAGATTTCAGCGATTTTTTTATGTTCTTCGTAATGTTATTTATATAGGGGGGAATGGGGTTATTCTTTGATGCCCTTGGCATTATCTTTGTCAGTATTATTAGTCTCCCTGAGGCCAGGTACAAAGAAAGGAATAACAAACCTCTTAAATGCTCTAGTAACAGTATCTACAATAATAACACCAGCTTCAGCATATGCTTGATCCATCTTCTTGGCTTCTTCTGGATAGTATGCTCTATAGAAATGTCTTGGACTCATGGCATAAGTATATCATGTTTGATAAGATTGCCAAAAATACCCAAACCTATATGTAAAATATTTCAGCGATTTTTTACAGATGATCGTAATATGTTAAACAATATAAGGTTTGAGGTTTGGATAGACCTCGATCAAATTTCAGGGAAATATTATAGTCCATCGTAAAGGTTTTGTCAATAGTGGTTTGATAACATTTTGATAACATACCCCGACCACAGTCTTGATCGAATGTCAAGCTGGGTCAAAAATTATTTTGATTTATTTGCTTCTTCGGATTTGTCAAAGAGCTGGGTGATACTGTCAAAGCCAGTGTCATCAACTTTGAGCAACTGAAGTAGCAAGGTGAAAGTTCCCTCTACTAATTCTTCTACTCGTTCGTTGCTCTCTATGATACCGCCCTGAACAGCATACGCAAGTGGAAAGCCTAAGTCAGCAAACTCCATCAGTTCCTGAAAGGCTTCTTCATCTCTATACTCTATCCAAACATCAGCAAGGATTTCACACTTTGCCTCATAGCTTGTTGCTGTCGTGTCTGCCATACCTGCTCTCCCATTCCTCATCAGCGGCTTCTGCCACAATCATTAGTCGTCTGTAATTGCTACTTGGTTCTTCTCTTGCCACATACAAGCCAACCCTGTCTAAGTTTAGCCTATGGTCAGAAAGAAGTCCAGTAATTTTTACTGCGACCTTTTCTTCATCACTCATTGTCAATTGGTTATTCTCCTGTGCCCATTATCCCACAAATTGGTTGGGGTGTCAAGACTGAAAGTAGGAAAAGTCCTGACACCCCCTGGATACGCTAGCTACCCCTAACTGTCGTATCCATATGATGCGGAGCTTGGCTCAACGCATCAATCTTAGTTTAATCATTGACAAGGCCATACCCCATGTCTTCCTTGTACTTGGGTAACCATTCAAATACAGCCTTAAGCCTGTCTGGCAATGCATCCCACTTTTCAAACATGAATCCCTCCAGGCCGTACCATAGGTCTGGCTCATGGTTTTGAAAGTATGGGTCATTATTAATAAGACTATCAGCTTCAGCAGACGTCAACTCAATCGGATCGCCTACCTCTTCGATATTGCCACCGTCGTATTCATAGATATGAATGTACCAGGGGCCCATGTGCTCGTATTCACCTTCGTCGTTTAATAGCTCACGTTTAAAGATGTTTAGGTCATAGACGACCTTGGTCTTGTCTCTGTTCTTATTCCTATACATAATTTGTGACATAGCCATACCCTTCACATTCTTGGCATTCTGGATTTCCAAAACCACCATCGTCGTATGCATCTTCGTCGTAGCATTTGCATTCTACTTCTACTGATAGCAGGACATAGTCATCCTCGTTCGTCCACGGTACCTCAGAGATGTAGTATCCTAATCTATTTACATAGTGATAGCCTGCACAAATAAGGTCAGACATGTCTCCTTGCAAATAGGTCCAGACATACTTGTTGTCATAGTTAGATACAAACTCAACCTCTTCGCCATAGGTCTCGAACATGGTTTCGTCTGGGTCATTGCGTAAGTGATTCTTGATAGGCTTGTATTTATCTGCCCATTCGTTCCAACCTTGGTACTCTGTGTAGGGCGCTTCTACTTTTGTGTTCTCCATTGGGGTTATACTTTCTCTAGGGTAAAACTATTATCTCAGGATTCTGGGATTTTGTCAAGAGGGTTCTTAAACCCTTTTTCCCTTGTACAGGTCTACGCCAAGGCCTTTGTTGACTGCCTTACCGCAATGAATGCAGGCTCCATAGCTAAAGTAATGCATGTGCTTAGGCATCTGCTTCTCCTACCCAGGTCTCACCTGTGTAATTATATGAACTAGCATCAATTGCATAGTTCCATAAGTCTTCGTCGTCCTCTGCAATCTCTAAAGCTTGCTCTTCCGAATCTGCCTCAACTGTAATTTCTTCCCAGTTGGTGTACTCTCTTTGAACTTTGTATTCAGGCATTTGCCACCTCTTTCTTTTCCTCATTATAACCTAACCCTACGACATTTTGCGGGGTATTCTTAATCTGATTCTCCCAGATCGATAGATTAGATCTAGTCCTATCATTGTGCGGATCAATTAACTGATGAAGGGTAGTTTCCTTATTAGAAATAATACTAATAAGTTCATCCTTAGTGATTTCTTTTACCCAATCATTCCATTCATCTCCAACAAGGATCTTGTACTTGCCCTCGTTTTCGAACCAGCCTACACCTTCATAGCAAACTACGGCTAGGCCTTTGGGGGTGTTGACAACAACAGAAGGGGCAACCCAGTGCTCTTCCTTGTCTAGTCCCAATACGTTTTTAGCTTTTTCTGGATCAATCAACTTTACTTTCATGACTATAGTATACTGCTACCCACTGACATTATCAAGGATCTGGGAAAAAAAATAATGAGATCTTAAAGGTTTTTTATTTATAAGTATTTTATTTAAAGATCAGCCCCGACCGAAAAAATGGAAGGACTAGCCTTCCACTCTTTCAATTAGGTCGTAGTCAACTTCCAGGTCATAGACCCAATCCTCTACCGCCTGTTCGATAGTCATTTCATCAGTGTCTATTTCGATTATGCCTTCTTTGTAGACAGACACACTCCAGACCTCTTTGGCCATTAGCCTTCCCACTCCGATAGGTCAGCCTGTCCATTTAGGATAGCGTGGGCATACTCCATCTTAGAGCTATCGTTTAGCATGTCCAATACTTCCCACTGCTCTTCAGTCAGCGCATTGTAGGGGAATGTTAGTAGGTAGCCTGTTCCAAAGTTTCCGTCTTCTGAAACATAGCTTGTTTGTTCTAATACATAGGACATTACTGAATCTCCATTCTTAGTGATGCTAATAGGATACCAAGACTCTGCTTTGGTGTCAAGATGTTTAGTGCTGGATTGTCTAGAGATTTTTCTATGGAATGAATAGCAAATCTAATACCATTCTCGTATCCAATCTTTTCCATTTCGCTGGTAGCCATTATGCTTTCGTCTCCCACTTCTGCTCAATGTGTGCTTCCCAGTCTCCGTTAGGTAGGTCAGCGTGTGATTCAATAGCCAACTCAATAGCCTCGTCTTCTGTTTCTGCTTCTACCCAATAGGTAGCGTTGTATTCTACTTGCCAAGTTTTACTCACAGTCAATTAGCCTTTCTAGTTCTTCATCAGGGACAGTATCTAGTTTAGCAAGAGCCTCTGACATTATGTCTGCTAGCAGAGTCTCAAACTCATTCTTATTAGATTTATTTATAAAGGTGGTCCACTCTTTCACTGCTCTATCCTCTCTAGTGTAAATGGGTCTAGCTCTTGGTCCCAGTATAAGTGAGAACATTCAACACAGAAGCCTAGCTCCTCATGCCAGATGTCCTCCTCAATGTATTCTCCACAGTGGCCGAATCTGTTACATGGTAGGTAGCCGTTTGACTCGTACTCCTGGTTTCCCTCACAGATACGACAAAAGGGGGTACAGTCAAAACTACCTGAATGATTGGGGCATACTTTCATAGTAGATACTATAACACTACCCTCTGACATTATACGACCTCAAAACTAAATAGGTCTTCATCGCAACTAGGGCATTGTGCATAGTATCCATCTGATACCTGGTCAAAAGAAATTGTAGTCTGGCAGCGGAAGTGCTTATTCATCTTCTTCCTCATCTTCCTCATCATCTTCAATCTCTTCTACGTCAATGTCATAAACACCATCATAGGTTATGTCGTTGTCCATAGAGTCTCCCCAACTAGTCCAAGCTAGTTGTTCGGCTGCCTCAGCTGATTCTGCTTCTAGCTCACCAGCAAAGTCAATACGCATCTTCACATAGTATTTGGGCATTTGTCTACTTTCTTTAGGGTAGGTCTATTATGACATGACCCTCCGACATTTATCAAGATTTCTGCGAATTTTTTTGATAGTTCGTAATTAAGATTTTTTATTAATTAAGTTTATTTTAGGCCCTCGGCCCAAAATTTTAGATCCTGGCAAATGAATGGAGAGCAGTTTTTAGTCATGCTCAGGACTTTTGGCTAGGCGTTAGCCAAGACCAGCTGAAGCAGTCTGTTCTTTTCTGCGGTAGTCACAGGGTCAAAACCAGAAGCAGCAGCTAGAATAGATTCGTTAGAACCACCTCTAGCAGTGCGATACCAGTCTAGTCTCTCTGTTAGAGCGTTGAAAGCACCCCAAGCAGTTCCAGCAATCATTCCGTTAGTTGAGCCAACATAGATTCCCTGAAGAATGTCTGTTTTGTTTTCCCACTTCTTGACAGCACCCTTTGTGTCCTTGTCAGGCTTTGGATAAGCAAGCTCAACAATCTTGTCAAACTGAGCCTTAGTAATTTCTTTAGCAATCATAGACTGAGCAAGCTTATCAAACTCATCAAGATACTTATTAGCAAGACCAAGAGCCTCTCTAGCTTGAGCAACCTTGCCAGATGCTGTTGCGGTGTGGCGAATCTTGAAAGTTTGCTTGACACCTCTGTTGCCTTTACCAAGAGCAAGATTTAGAGTGTTAGCACATACAACACGAACAGGTGTGATACTTGCCTGAATAGCAACTGAGCCGTCGTGGCTAGTGTTGATTAGCAAATAAGACTTTACAACATCTGACACGCCGTTAGGGTCAAGAACTGTTTCACGCTCAAGAGCAAGAGAACCGAAAACCTGTCTTCCGTTCTTGATTGAACCAGCAGTTTCCCAGCGACCACCATCTAGCAGGGCATCACCGAAATCAAATAAGTCTTCATTCTGAAGAACATTGTATCTTTCACCAACTACGCCAAGGACATCATTTTGCTCTTTGTTGAATGGGTTAGTTCTAGTCACGAAGAAATAATTCTTGTCACTCTCAAAACCATTTGGAATCGCTACATCTTCCAAGCGAACATTCCAGTTGTCAAGGTGTGCGAGTTTCAACATCTTGTTAGTTGAGACTTCTTCATTGAAAACTGTGCCTAGCTGGTGCCAAGCAGGCTCACGAAAAGAAGCAAAAGCGGTTTCGCCTGTTGCGGACTGTTCTAGCAAGTGTGCCATTTTATCTACTTTCTATTAGGGTTATTAGTTATTTGTTTGTTGAGACTATTTTACAGCCACCCTCTGACATTTGTCAAGAATCTAGGAAAAAATAATTAGTCTTCGTAAATAACAATTTGGTAACGGCGGCCCGACCCAAAAATGGGAAGATCCCCCTGCGAGATGCTTCGTTCGAACTGGGCATCTATCAAATTGATTGCAACAGGGGGTATTGATCCAAGCCCAGTGTACCATTACAATTAGCAGGATCAATCTTTGGAGGTAAGGAACGAAGTTTTTGTGCTAGCACTCACTTCTATTCAGCAACAGCAAATAGCATCTGCCTTACCAAATCTAGTGAGCAGTTTAGCCACTTGCTCAGGTGATTATTCGCTTCAGCTTTAGAGTAGTTGCCTACACAGTATTTGTGCGAATAAGATTAGATTAGGTCAATAACAGATGAGTATGAACTCGCTGATACTTCCTCTTGCGAGGTCATCTTGAGAATACGAAGGTTCTTCTCTAGGATTTCCTTGCGTGTGGTGTAGTCCCTACCAAAATAACTTTTTTCATTTGGTCTGGCTGGCTCTTCTGGTCGCTTTGGAAAGCCAAGTGCCTCAGTATCAAAATCAACAGATACAGCGTTGCGGTAGTTGTTGGTTGTGATGCGAATTAGTGCGTTGTGTTCTGTTCCAATGTTGTCTGGGTTCTTTAGTGCGTCAATCGCAAAAGCAACAAGGTCTTTCTCATACTGCTTTATGTCTGCTTCATACTGCTTACGCTTTCCAGCATACGCCTCAATGTCTGCGTCAATCTTAGCAATACTTGCCTCAATGTCTGCGATTAGTTTGCTTGTTGGAACTTTTACGGACAGGGTTCTAGCCATTTGTTTCTACTTTCTATTTGGGGTAATTACATTATAGGGGCAGGGTAAGACATTTTAGGAGAGGGGGTAGCGAAAGGATAAATAACTCTACCCCCTCAAACTAATTTATTACTTGATAGTTGTCCAGCGTGGCTGACCATTTACATCAAGACGAACACGATAAGTGCCAGTCTTATTTGCCACTACTTCCTGAACAATCCCAGAAACACCTGATTTCTGAGTAGTGTATTGTGAGCCAACAACGGGGGCAATTACATTTGCCATTTTGCTTCCTTTCACCTAGTCTTTCCACTAGGATTTTTCTATTTAGTAGTCGTTTTTGCTACTCCTAAATTATAGGGCATACCTCCGACATTATCAAGAGCCACGCCCTATTTTTTTTATAACAATTCAGGGGAAAAATTGTTATAATCGTAAACTTGACAAATTACTAGTTTTGGGCCCGACCAGATCCCCACCAGTTTGTCAAGCTGGCAGGGTATCTTTGTTAGGCTAAAGCCTCAGCCTTGAGATACTGATAGACTCCACACTTTGCTTTTTCCAGATAGTCATCTTCACCTGTGTAAAGAATCTGCTCAAAAGATAAAGTCAAAGTATCTTCATCATTTTCATTTTCATAGCGATTGTATCTAGTTGTGAAAGTGTTGTCATCTAGGTTGATTGTGTAGACACCCTCACAAAACAGTCTGTCGTTTTTGAACTCTAGGTCCAGGAACAACGGAACTGGATTGGTAGCGTTAGCAATTACCTCAAGGATACCAGCACCAGTATCTCTAGTAAGACTTGGATACATCTTGCTATACTCTTCACCTTGCTCCATAGTCATCATTCCACGCTCATCAGAATACTTGCTAACAATAGACTTGTATTCCTCATCACTTGGAACATAGACTAGGCTAAGGTTTTTCTTTAGGTTGTCGATGTTTTCTTGGCTGCGTAGAAACTTGAACGCTGTGATACCCTGACCGCTTGGGTAGTGGTCCCATTGACCATACTGGCTAACTACAGTCTCGCCATTGTAAATTACTTCTGTTATTCCTCTAGTTCCCATACTCTACTTTCTGTTAGGTAGTATTACTATACACCAACCCTACGACATTTTGGGAGCGTGTCGTAAAGGATCTTAAATCTTTATTATTTTGTTATAAAGCCCTCGGCCCAGATTGTGGCCAGTTTTACGTCGTAGCCAGGACGGTAAGGACCTAAGAAAGGATGTAAGAAGATCCCTACAGTTTACATGCCCCTATAGCATGAGTCTATTTTCGATTAGTAGAGACTAGCAATAGAGACATAAGAAGTAAAATAGTTATGATATAAAATGCGTCCATGGTATATTTTACCTCATCTCCTTACTTTTTGCTAGCGCTAAATAAAATGTCATTGCGAGCGAACACACACTGTCCGCAAGTTACGCAGGCGGAGCCCTTGTCACTGATTAGCGGAAGTTTCTTAGCATTCTCAGGACAAGGAATTGCAGACTTAGGTGTTATAGACAACATCCGCTCTTTACCCATTGCAAAGTTATTGGCAAGGTATGCAAGCTTGACGCCAGTCTCTTGCTTCAACTTACTAGCCAGCTGCCAGTTGTCATCATCAGTTGAGAAGTACAGGCTAAGGTTGTCAACATCGCTAAGAATAGGTACCGAAAAGTCTGAACGAGTGTATACCCAGAATTGAATGCTAGGCCAAGCCTTGATTACATTCTTCCAAGCGTGAGTGTAAGTCTCATTGAAGAAGTCTCCATCCCAGTGAATTCGAAACAGCTTTTCTGCATTGCGCTTGTTACAGTCTTTATCAAACTCATCTATCATTTGGTAAAGTAGCGCTTCCATCTCCAATTGGTCTGCATTACGTAGCAGGTCCCAATTGTTTAGAAGAACGTCTTTTACTCCCTTGTAGATTTTCTCAAGCTTGCCAGCGTAGCAGACTTTCTCGCATACACTAGTCGCTCCAGGGCAGGAAAACGCTTTACCAGACGGAAGCCCAAAGGTGTTAGCAATAGTGGGCGACTTACCATTCGGAGATACAGCATTTGTTACCTTTCTATCTTTTGAACGTATTAGGGGCATTGGGGTATCCTTTCTTAGACAATTATACAGACGACGTCTGACATTTATTCTATTTCAGGCAGCCAACTGTCAAGGTGAGCGTGTTCAACTAATGCCCATGCAGGGGCCTTGTCTGAGCCATCACGCCATCTAATTTGGAATGGCTCTCCATTACGGTCTAAGCCATCAATTGGCAATTGGATTAGTCTGTCATAGTCCTCTTCCCAATAAGCGTCAATAGCGTCTATGCAGGGTTGAACCATTGCTTTTGGAATTGGTGGATAGTGATTCCCTTGAAGGTGCCAGGCTAGTTGTTGCTCTAGTGATACATCTGTCTCTGCAATTGACATGGCCGTCATTCTTCCCATTACTTTATCTCTTCCGCTTCAGTAAGATACCATTCACCCTCATCACCATCATTGATAAGGTTAGTCTTGCTTAGATACTTGTTAGCCTTGTTATAGGCCTCTTCCTCATTCTTAGCATTGACGATAACGAAACCGTCATAGCCAACAGAATACTTTCCCATTACTTTACCAACTTTCTTGCTGAGGGGTGTCCAACTCTAATAGCATAGCATGAGGCACAGACATTTATTGTTCTGTATTCGAATAAGTGTCTAGTTAGTTTATTACAGTCCCAACAGTTATAATTACTCACTTGCTCTACTTTCCTTGATAGCGTTAGTCTTGTTAGACTGACGGCTACCCTTGTATTTTTGAGGGGTAGAAACTAGGTGAGGAGCTTTTAGTAAGTTGCGGAATAGTTCTTGACTTTCCGCCTTGCGTCTTGATTCATTAGCTTTTCCTAGTTTCATAGCCTTATTATACATTGACCCTCTGACATTTTTGGGAGATTTTTTGGGAATTTCGTAAACATCTTCGTAAACAAAATTTGGGGCCCGATCAGATCGCCTCGGCCCAAAAAACCAGAATTGTCAAGCCCTGGCTTTGGCGTGTTGCTAAAATGGTGTTTTGTTTTTGTCTAAGCCTTTGCGGTATCCAATTCCGTGAGCAACAACATACACAACAGCAACCAAAATCAAATCAATCATTAGATTGAATCCGTTATAAAAAATCATTTAGTTATCCTCTCTTGTTGTAAAAAGACTACCAACACCCTCAGACATTTTGTCATCAGATAGCATTAGGTCAATTTGAAAAATTAGGGTTTCTAGTTCTTCAGTTGTCAAAGTAGCCATTCCATTCCTCTTCTCTATCTTCACATTCTGACATCGCAATTCTGTATGCGATAGGGTCGCAGTTCTTTAGCATTTGTGAGGGACGCAACTCTACCCCCGCAATTTGATAAGTTGGATAAACATCATCTAGCCAATCATCGAAATCTTCCTCAGTCATTTTCACTCTCCATTTCTTCTACAATCTTAGCAATTCTCTTAGCCTCTGTCAAAGGAACATTTGGCATTAGTAGTCCAACCATGTATGGGTAGGCGTGTTTTCTTTTAGCCTGAAGAACCTTTAGGGTGTCCTCTAGTAGTTGGTGGGCTTCTCTGTTGTAGTACATCTTTATCCTTTCTAATTACTTATAACCTAGCATGACCCTCTGACATTTATTGCCAGTAGAGCCTCTGCCCATAGATAGCCATTGGTTGGCGGTACTCTTCAGGGAAGTCCTCACCTAGATAGCTCTCAGCTTCCTTTAGTGGCATTAGACCCTTGTAGTCATCACACTCAAAGCATACATAGTCATTGACTAGGTTCATACAAAATACACAGATTTTTTCTTCCATTTTTTCCTTCTTTCTAAAATTAGCCTAGCATAACCCTAGGACATTTTGGCTTGGTATGCCTCGTTCATTTTCTGTATCATCAGGTTCCAACGGCGAACACTCTCCGCTGTTATCTCTTCATCAGTAAAGTCGTTTTGACTAGCCAAAGCCTTTTGGTATTTTTCTTCATCGTGTTTGACGGCAGAGCCATCATCGCTAAACCTAGCGGTATGAGTATCAGTCTTTAGTGATACCAATTTCTCAAATAGTTCGTTATTCATTTCTATCCTTTCTAACTACTAACAACCTACCACAACCCTACGACATTTATCAAGCGACACGCCGTTGTTGTTATCATTTTGTTATAATTCTGGGAGATCTAGATCTAGTATCGTAACTTAATTAGTACTACTAGATATAGGGCCTCGGCGCACCTGTGGATAACTATTCTATGCCTGTGGATAACTTTGTAGATACCCTACAAAAAATTAGTCTAAAGTTTGTATCAAAAAGGCTAGAAAAAGGGGTATAAATGTCGTAGGTTCGTGTTAGGCTAAAAGCAAGATAAATAAATAAGAAAAAAAAGGTTATGAGCCTAGCAAATAAGACCCTTAGCGGTATGAGCCTAGCAAATAAAAACCTAGAGTTTAGAAAGGATAATTATGACTCAAACAATGTTCAAGGTAAGTGATTACTACTACACCCTAAGCGGTGATGACCTATTCCGCTGTTGTGATGAATACCAGGATAGGGCTTACTGTATCAAGCACGATAAGTTCGCAGGTTGCGCTTTCTGCTCAAGCTTTCAGTATTGGGAGCCTTGCGAAACTGACTGGAACACTTGTTGGGACGGTGAATAAATGATTACCCTAACATTCGAAACTTGGGAAGAGTTCGATAACGCAATCTCTTCAATCACTCAACTAACAATCTCTCTAAATGAAAAGGAAAATAACTAAATGACTAAAACAACAATGTATCGCAAGACTCGTTGCTCAAATTGTGAATACGAACAAGAAACTTTTTTGAGCTACTACCTAGATGCTAAAAAATGGAAAGCTAATCACGATTTGAAAGTGTGTGGTGAATTGCGAAAGCAAAAATCACTAGATGCTTTTACTGCAATGTTTGACAATGTAGAAGATGCATTAGCTAGTCTTTCTATTCTAAAATAGAAAGCAGGCACCAGTCTCATAAAAAATGTAAGAAGGCGTACGGGTACGTGTGTGCTCACTATGCTTTTTTATTTTTTTTGCAAGATCGTGTATCGTACATAGTTAAAAAATATTCAGATTTTTGTCAATTTGAAAATTTTTTCAGATTTCAGCGGGTATTAATTATAACAAAATGATAACGGACTATTCGCTATCTACTTGCTCCCACATATCGATATCGGTAATACCTATCCTGATTTCTTTGGCGGTATCCAGATCTTCTGCTTCTACAACTAACAAAGCATTAAAGACATCAGCTGGAACCTTATACTCAAATCCAGCATTGTGAAGGTATCTTTCCTTGACTATATCAAGGTTTGGTCTAAAATAAAATTTTTGCATTATAATACTCCTATGTTGATTATTAAGCACAAGATGGCATGTGGCTGTAATGACAAGTGTCCTTGCAAGACTCCACAGAATCCATCTTAATAAGAATTACTGAATAACTCCATCTTCGACGAGGGTATCATAAATCTCGCCTTGGATTGTATACAACTGTGGCCTAACCTGTGCAGCCATCTGTTCTGCTTGGTCTGTTGGAAGATTAGCTGCTTCCATAGCCTGTAGGTTAAATGCTTCTGCAATTTCAACCATCTTCTGTACAATTTCTTCTCTAGTCACTTTTACCACCTATCTATTGGACATTTAGCTTGTTGTAGTGTACTTTTTAGCTTCATAAAACACCCGCACTTTTTACATTTGGCTAGGTTTTTATTAAACCAGGGACATTGATTACAGATACTAAGCCTGTACTCGATTAGCTCTCTATCGCTCCTAGGCTGATTAGGATCGAAAAGGTCTATAAATCGTACATCTTTAGACATATAACCCACCTTGTCTTAATATTATAGCATGTCAGGCTTTTTAGTGCAAATAACCATATTACAGGGTTTTACTGTATGGTGGTTATGGTATCTCTATATACCGCCGAAATTGAGCTTTGACTTAAATCTCTGATATTGCTTTACTTTATCAGCGGAGCCATAAAACAAAACTAATGCATATCTTGTGCCTGCGGTTACTTCGGAAACTTCATGTGGGTGATCAATATCGCCCCGAAAGAAAATCAATTTACCGACTTCTGGCGTTATCGTGATCTTTTGATTTGGAAATACGATTTGACCGCCTTCGTAATCTACCCCCGAAGTATTTAAATACAATAATGCCGAAAACTCAAGACCATCCAGTGTATCGTCATTATCTGGCCACGGAGTGCCGTCTATCATGACACTATCGCAGTGAAGTCCATTTTTACCGCCTTGAGAAACCTCTGCAAAAATCGAGCTTGCAGGCACTGCCTCTACGTTGTAAAATTCGCTGATCTCTTTTGCGATCTTGTTAACAGTTTCTGTAAAAAGTGCTGCAGCCTCAAGTGACTCCTCATTGTCAATAATCGGCTTACCTTCGTAAATGTTGTTAATCGCCTTAACTGGATCTGCGTACTGAGCCTCAGCCATACCAATTCGGCCGCTGGCTACCAGGTGCGGAGAAAATCCATCGATGATCATCCTTGCATCGTAATCCGAAATGTAGCTATCAATAACCTGAACCGACATAGTTTTTCTCCTAGAAATAAATTATACCATGCGCAAAAATGTTTAAAAAAACAATATAATTATAGATATGACTCTTGTTGAATGGCTACAAACTTACGTGCCCCTAACTGTTGGAATTCTTACCCTGATTACGCTGGCGTCAACAATTGTCTACAAAATCCACAAAAAATTTACCGTTTTCATTAAAGACGAGATTACTAATGTGGCCAAGGAATTAAAGCCTAATGGAGGTTCAAGCTTAAAGGACCAGGTAAATAAAATGGAATCAGACCACAAAGAAATCTATAATAAAATCAATAAAATTGACCAAGATGTAAAAGATCTTAAAAAAGATAGTTTTAGATTAGAAGAAAAAATTGATAAACTTTTCGAGGCACTTCTAAATCATTTTGACAAAAAGTAAAAAACCGATTATTATATATTAATTATTAATATATACTTAATATTAATATATTATATATATTTATATATATTATATATATAGGATTATAGCAGAAACAAACGATATTTTTTATTACGTTTTTATAAAGATTTCATAACAATTTGGTAACTACTATATATAGTGTTTTTTATGCCAATGTTATCTATATGTTATAATTTAAACAACTAGCATTCAGGCTGTTCTCATACCCACCATCCTGGATGCTAGTTCTTTTATATGGAGGTATAATAATAGTATTATGAGTCTATGTGTCCCCGAAGTTTTTGGTGCCGATCCAGCCAATGTTACCTGGCAAGTTGTAAGAGGAGATAGTTCTTCTATCAGGATTGAATTCCTTGAAGATGACGAAGTTACTAAGTTTAACACCTCTTCCTGGACCTTTGCCGCTACCTCCTATGACCTAAGAGGAGACTTCTTGGATGAACTAGAGGTTCAGGTCTTTTCTGGATATGTCGACATTATTGCCTCTCCTGAAATAACAGAGTCCTGGGGAATAGGATTTGCAAAAACGGTAGCAGAATTGCCATTTGACCTACAGGTAACACTAGAAGATGGATCTATTTGGACACCAGTTATTGGAACCATCAAGGTTTTAAGTGATGTAACTACAGGATCACTATAATGCCAGTTATCAGAGTTAGCAATACACCTAAGAATTTACCATCAGTAGTAAAGATTAACGGAAAGTCGTTTCCAGTAAAAAAATAGGGAGAGCATAGTTGGCCTTATCTAAGAATATGTCCTTTCCAGTAGAGTCTAAGAATAGATATGCTGAATTAGTCCAGAATACCCCAATACAAAGACAGGAAGGATTTATTTCTGTTCCTGGCCCAGCTGGTCCAAAAGGCGACCAAGGTCCTAAGGGAGATCCTGGACCAAAAGGAGACACTGGTCCAAAGGGTGATGCAGGACAACCTGGAAAGCCAGGAGCAAATGGAAAAGACGGAAGCCCGTTTATTCTAAAAAACAATCAAAATCCAGGATTTGCCAAATACTATGACTCTGGCAGTAAAACCTATAGACTAGGAGCTGATCAGGGAAAAGATGGCTGGGTAAAGGTATCAGTTGATGTTAGTAGCAAAATTGAGGAATACTTACCAGAAAACGCTGGAACACTGTATAACTCTAACTCTAAGCTAATAAACCTAAAAGGGCTAAATATTGGCGCTTTGGTAAAGGTCGTTTACGATTTTGAGGTAGAAAGCTTAATGCCAAATACAGAGATTTGGTGCAAAAGCACTATGACTGAAATCGAACAATCTACCTTTGCTGCAAGCTTAAAGTACCCACATACTTATGGAATCTCTATTGAGCATACGATGATAGTCGAAAAGGCAATTCAAAGGCAAAACGGAATATTTGTCCAGATTCGTTCAGACTACGATTGTCTACTAAAAGTTAAAAGTTTTACAGTTTTTGTCATGTAGCATGCTATAATAAGGCTATGGCATTTCCAGCTAATCTTAATATTAACTATTACCGTGGCGACACGTATGAGTTTAAAATCTACCCAAAGCAGAATAACGGTCAATCGTTTAGCTTGGATGGATACGACAGACTCAACGGTGTGAAGTTTACTATTTCGGCAGAAAGAGGGCTTCCAGGACGTACAAGCAAGGTTGAGGCCTATGCAGAGATTTCTTTGGACAGAACTCACATTACCTGCGCTATTAGACCAAATGACGGTAACGCTCTAGACGCATCAAAAGATTACTTCTATGACGTTGAGATAAATAAGACAGATACTCCATACAACAAGGTTTACACGTTGCTAACTGGGACTATTTCCGTTGAAGAGCAAGTAACTGGGGCATAACTATGACAGAAGTTGTATTTTCTAATAATCAGCTGTCAGTTCTAGGTGGCCCATCATTATTAGACATCTCTCTTGACTATGGCCCACCAGGATCAAGAGGAACGTATATCTTTAGGGGAGACGGAAAGCCAACAGATCCGAATGTGATTATTGCTTCTCCATCTCAGCCAACAAACTCTACTCCACAAATTTTTGATTTTTACATTAATTTGAAGCCATCAGACAATGAGTACTTGTTCCTATATCAGTATCAGAATGTTAATGGAGTTGCTGTATGGGAAAGAATTTTAAGGCTTATTCCAAATACCGCAATTGCAAATATTGACGTAGAATTTCTTAATGGTCAGGCGGTTCGTACAGTTGGTAATCAAAAGCTTCCAGGACTTATTTTTCCTCTAAATGACTTCTTTTCCCTCGATGAACTCGGACTCGTAAACTCTGAAAACTTTAACGTCCAGTACAGCATTTTGTCAAAAAACGATCCAGAGCTTTTTGACCCAATAAATAATCCACAGGGAACTGGAATTGTAAATAACCCAATTTCAAGTTCAATATCTCTAGGCCCAATTTTGGCCAATGAGGTTCAGGGAACAATTTTCTTGCCAGTTCTTATTAGTGCGGTAGAGGCAACTACGACCATTAACCCACAGACCCAGCTTCCAGTTGTGTCATGGGCACCACTTACTGGCATTAGAAGCCTAAACATTGTTGTGACTGCAAATATTGGAAATACCTCTGAGCAGCCAGATGAAGAGTCATAATTTAATAGTATTATGATACAATAATCCTGGTGATAAAAAACTATGCCAGAATCAATCGGACCAATATTCTCGACACAAGTACCAAGCCTTTCTGAAAACGCAAACATTCAGGATGCCTTGAAGATTTTCCATTATGGAACTAAAACAGTTCCATCTAATGTTAGCCAGGTAATCCCTAATTCCGTTGCTGGCCACCTCCAATCAGCAAACCTAAGGCTGCAGACTTTGGAGCAGCTCGGAATTGGATCTGCCTACTCACCAAATGAGCCATCAAGCAAAGTGGACGGTGCTATTTGGGTAGACGCAAACTCAAATGCCCCAATATACGAAAACTTTTTTGTAGCATATTATCAAGAATCTCAGCCATCGGCTGAAGAAAACGGTCTTTTGTGGGTAAATAGCTCAACAAAAGAAATCAAAGTTTATGATGCAGCAGACGAGACGTGGAAAACAGTCGCCTCTGGATCTTCTTCATCTGCAGGAGCAATTAGCGTAGTGAACCTTACTGGCCAATCAATTAGTATTGTCGGACTTGATTCCGTAACGGCTGCTGGTCTAGGTATTGCTCCAGTTTTTGGATATCAAAATTCAGGAGCACTTGTCCCTCTAGCGCCAGCAATTACTACAACAAAAGATAATTCAAAAGTAGAGGTTTCTTTTGTTTTTGGAAAGGCTCTTCAGTCAGCTCAAGGTAACATTGGCTTGAGAAGATTTATTAACTCAGAGCAATCCCCCACTCTACTAGGCTCATTTTATTTTGATGGAATTTCTGTGCCACAGATACACTATGTCGATAGCGTAACCGCACCAGAGGGATCTCTGTTGACCTATGTTCTTGAAAACTTGTCATCAGAGACAATAACCTTTGATGGGCAGTCTGCTAGTTACACCATTCAGGCGGTAGTGAAGGAGATTGGGTAATGTCTAACATTAGTTCTACAGGAAAGCTTGGTTATATTTATAATGAAGCCTCCGACACATGGTTCCCAATTGCAGGATCAGTTGACACAACCCAAAACTTTGAGTGGAGCGGAACCCATAATTTTTCAAATTCAATATCTGTTTTATCAACTTTTATTTCCAGGCTTGGTATTAATAATTTCGAAAACCCAGCTCAAAGAGACTCTTCAATCCCAACTCCACAAAATGGGGCTATTGCGTTTGTAAGAAACAATTCGTCTGGTGGATCACTAAACCAGCTTCAGTATTACTCAAACGGAGCTTGGCGAGTATATGGAGACAACGCAGGCCTATTAGAAAGAACTTCAAACTTTACGCTTTCATCAGCAGATGCTGGAAGAACTATCGACATAAACATTTCCACAAATAACACAGTTACCATACCAACAAATTCGCAAGACCCAATCCCAGTAGGTTCGCAGTTCGTATTTATTCAGTCTGGAGTTGGACAAACAACCTTTGCACCATCAAACGCACAAAGCATTACACTTTTGAGTAAGTTTGGTAATAGGAAGATATCTTCAAGATATGCCCAGGCTGTTTTGCTTAAAAAAGCAGAAAATATCTGGTATCTAGTTGGAGACCTAACGGCCTAGGTGGACAAATGCTAGGGGCTTTATCTAGATTCGGATCATCCAAGGGAATGGTTGCCATGCCGAACCTTTCTGGACTAACTAGAGAGCAGGCCAGGGCGGCTATTCAGTCTGCTGGACTAAGGTTTAATGCGGAAAGCTCGTCTAGTACCACGAACCAATCTCTTAATGACAGAATTAATTCACAATCAGTAAACGCTGGTACGTTAATTGATTACGAGCTGCCGATTTCTTTTGTTTATTCGTCTTATGTACCGCCAGCAATCGTTTTGGTCGATGTTATTTCGGGGCCATGTTACTCTGTTGGATCATCAAGTAGCACTTTTTGTAGTGGAACTACACTTCTTACAACCACAACTACCTTTAGGGAAAATCAGGTAACATACTCCTATAGCGATGGGTCTGTGTCTGTTCAAACTCAGTCTTGCTCATCTGTAAGCTCAACAAGTAGCATTTCTAACTCAACAACTTGCGGATACGTTCCTCCAGCTCCCACCTGCAGCGCAAACTGTGGATCTTATACATGGGGGCCATGTTCTGGTGGTGTTCAAATTGGAGAAAGAGTTTGTACTAGAACTGATTGCAGTATTAGGTTTGAGGAAACAACAAGATCTTGCTGCAGCTCTGGATGTGGCTCTTATAGTTGGGGAGGTTGTTCTGGAGGAACTCAGTCTGGAACCAGAACGTGTACAAGATCGGACTGCTCAAAATACACTCAATCTGATAGCAGATGCTGCTCTATGACAGTAGAAGGAAGCTGGAGCCGATGCTCTGGTGGAGTTCAGGACAGGGTTGTTACCACATTTTCATCTTCTTGCGATAGTACTTCTAGACTACAGTCCAGAGGATGTACTACGCCAACAACTGGCAGACTAGTCGCTGTCTAGTGTATAATGGCTATATGTCAGAAAAAGTATTTGCATTTGTTATAAATGGAGAAGTTTTTCATATTATGAAGCTTCCAGATGATCCGCAGTTTGACGGAATCATCGCTGGTCTTAGATCAGGGCCTCAGGTTATAGAGGTTACTGGCTTTGACGATATTTCGCCAGCCTGGAGGGTCATTGACGGAATGCTGTATAGACCAGCATCAGATCCATATCACAATCAAGAAGGGCCAGGGTACGAGTTAGATGACTAAAACTCCTTGGGAACAATGGAAAGAGAATTTGGGAGAGACCAGGCCATGGGATCTCATTAATCCAGCAACTAAATATGTCTCTAAAGAAATTGCACAAGCACGATATGATATTTGTAAAGCGTGTCCAGAGTTAATTCAGGCAACTAAAACTTGCAAGAAGTGTGGATGCTTTATGAGGGCAAAGACAACTATTGCCCACGCTGAATGTCCATTACACAAATGGGCAAAGGAAGAAGTTTAGCCGTTAACCTTTGCTTCTGCAAGATCCTTAGTTGTCCAGGCAGACCAGTTCTTTCCACCATTTGACATTTTATATGCAATAGACGCATTGATTACAGGATTAAATAGATCTTCATTTTTAGATAGTCCGTATTTTTCCCTACGTGATTTTCCAAGGTCGCCAGTCATATTTATTTGGAATAGTCCATAGCAGTTGCTAGATCTATTTAATGCCATGGGTCTAAAGGTTGATTCGTAATATGCAATAGCTACGGCCATATCTAATGCATCTTCTTTAAATCCTACTTTACTTAATATTTGTCTAAGTCTTTTTTCAGATATTTGTGTTTTATAGGTATCTTTTTCTTTTACTATTTTGTAGCTTCCCCGCTCAAATGACACAGTGGCGGCATTTGAGACTTTTAGCGATTGGGTATCATTTTTTGAAAAGCTTGAAACAAGCCCTATGGCTAATCCAGACAGGGCTAAAAAAGAAGTTATTGATAAAACGATTTTCACTGAGTGTCTACAATTCTGACAAACTCAACGTAGCTTCTTTCAAACCACTTGTCGTTAATTTCTGATATGGCGGTCACTGTTCCAGGCTCTCTGGAGTGGATAATTTTTCCGTCACCAATGTAGATCCCAATATGAAAATACTTCTTGGCACTAAAATGCTTAAATGCCACAAGATCTCCAAAAGCTGGAATTTCTACCTTTTTCCCAGACATTGCCTGCTTCGTTGCAGAATGCTCAAGGTCTACCCCTAGTCCAGAGTAAAACCACAGAACTAGTCCAGAGCAGTCCCATCCTCTAGGGGTAGAGCCAGCAAAAACGTATGGGGTTTTTCCAACATAAGAATAAAGGGCTTTCATTCTAGACTCTAGCGCCATTCTGTTTTGTATTGCTGCCTTTTTTCTTTCAAATTCTTTTTGTGAAGCTATTTGATAATCTTCTGCTAATTTTTCTAGCATCGTAATATCGTCACTTACTCCAAGAAGATCGCCAATCGGCCCTGTCGAATAGCTAGAGCTATAAGAAAGCGGTAGCGAATTACTGCGTTCATTTGCATGTGTGGACGAGGAGCATCCAAGCAAAACTAATACTGATCCCATTATTGCAACTGTATTTCTCAAATTGCACCTCCTAAAGGAAAAAGACCTTGTTTAAGGGTCTCTTATAAAATTATACCATCGTTTGGGTAAAAGTGTCAAGATTATTTAAATATGTTATAATTTATTTATGGCTGTATCAAGAGGTTCTTCTAGATTTGTAGACGTTGGCAACAAGCCACCATTCGTATCCTGGACATTTGTAAGAGGAGATACTGCCGCATTTAGAGTTTTTGCAGTTGACGATGCTAAGCAACCACTTGTAATAGAAGACTGGTCAATTAGCATGAAAATTAAAAGACCTAACGTAGCACTATCTTTAGGGACTATTTCTGATGATGCAAGTCTTATTTTATCTGTTACCCCTAGCGTAACGCCAGAGGACGGACCAGGAGAGTTTACGGTATCGATTACTGCTGACGAGTCTCTGATTCTAGAGACTGGAGATATTTTTGACATCCAGCTTTCTTTACCGCAAAATGCAAAGGTTTGGACAGTGGCCCAGGGTAGTGTCATTGTTCTAGAGGACGTAACTGACTAGTGGCAACTTCAACTATAAAGATTCTTGAATCTGAAAAAGTTAGAAAGATATACGAAGTCGGTAGCCATCGATCAAAAATAACTTACAAGTCTGGAAGAGTAAAGATTCTAGACACGCTACCATTTAGAGTAAGATTTACAAGTATTCAGATTCCTGGTTTTTCTAGTAATAATGTTCCTGGAATTGGCGTACAAATTATTGGATATAGCAACTATATTCTATAATCTTTAAAAAAGCTATTTATAATAATAAATATGGCAAGAGTAACTATACCCTATGTTAAATCCAGATATGAAACTGGAGACAGACCAAGTCAGACTGACTATGAAGACTTGATTGACACAATGTCCAGTCAGGCAACTGATTTAGGAACATTTGGAAACAATGAAAACGAAATCTTTGGAATTGAAAATCCAACAATCATTGATAGCTTTAACGCAACTCAGTGGAGAATGGTTAAGTACATTGTTTCAATATCAAAAACAACTCAGGGGGATAACCTCTTCTATGCTACAGAATTAACCGTATTGGTTGACGAGGAAAATGTCTCTGTCACTGAATACGGAACAATAGACAACGATGGGAATATGGGCACCGTTAATGTCTCTAGGGCTGGAGATACAGTTGCTATAACTGTTACCCCAGATTCAGCTATTAAGCCAGTCACCGTGCGATTCGCTCGCATGGGGCTAAAGGCATAAATTAAAAGGAGATAAAAAATGGCAACAGTCGTAAAAGACTTTAAGATTAAATCAGGACTTGTCGTTGAGGGTGCAAATGCTACCGTAGGCGGATACGATGTCCTTAAGAAAGAAAATGCTGCAGATGAGCAGTACATTATCAACCTAGCTGGTGGCGGAGCAGAGTCAGCAAATGTGCCAAACAAGGTTGTAAAGCGTGATGCAAGCGGTAACTTTGCTGCAGGAGATATCACAGTAAATGAGCTTAGTGTTACGGACATCGCTCGTATCTATGAGGATGAGGATGGCGATCTTGTTATTGCCAATATTGACAACACCGATGTTGAGATTAACACTAATGACTTTAGACTAAATGCATCAGATGATATTCGTTTAGATGCAAATGATTTTATCGGCATTAGTGCTAGTGGAATGGTAGAATTTGATGTACCTGATGGAAATGTATTTATAAATGGCGAGGCACCAGATAACAAAGTAGTTGTCAAGGGAACAGTTGATAACCTAATCGGTGACAATACTGTTGACGGTACCGCTGGAAACACAGTATCAGACAGAATTGCAACAGCAGTAACCAACCACTCAGACCTAGACACAGGCGTACACGGAGTATCTGGATTCGTTGTAGGAACTGACAATACCCAGGCTCTTACCAACAAGACTCTTGGTGCGGGAACTAACCTATCTGTAAACCTAGACATGAACGGTAACAAGATTGAAGATCTTGGAACACCTACTGCTGGTACAGATGCTACAACTAAGAACTATGTAGATGACGCAGACACCGCAACTCTTGGTTCCGCAAACGCATACACCAATGACGAGATTGACACACTAGACACTTCTCTAAGGGAGTATGCAGATGAAGCTGAGGCTGATGCTATCAATGCAGCAGCTAGTGCAGCAGCACTTCTGTATGCACCACTAGCTGGAGCAACCTTTACTGGTGATGTTATTCTTCCTGGAGACCCAACTCAGGCACTTGGTGCAGCTACAAAGCAGTACGTAGACGCAGTTGCAGAGGGACTACATGTTCACGCATCTGTAGTTGCAGCAACAGCTGCAAACGTAGATCTTGCAACAGGTGGCTTGCTAACAATTGATGGCGTAGGTCTTAACGAAGATGAGCGTGTCCTTGTTAAGAATCAGTCAAATACCACTGAGAATGGTATCTATCTAGCAAAGCCTGGTGCTTGGGTACGTGCAGATGACTACAACTCTGCTGCCGAAATCCAGGGTGGTGACTTTACCTTCGTAACTGGAGGTAACACCTACGCAAGTACTGGATGGGTTCAGACAAACGTTGTAACAACTTTGGGAACAAGCTCAATTAATTTTGATCAGTTCTCTGGTGCTGGAGAGTACGTTGCAGGCACTGGTCTAAATCTGAATGGAAACTCATTTTCTATTGACGAGGACTACACTGCTACTAAGTCTTATGTAGACGCCGAAATCTCAGATCTAGACACTGCTGCTCAGGGTTATGCAAACACAGCAGAAAACAATGCCAAGGACCACACAGATGCTCGTGAAGCTGCAATCACTACTGCTTACCAGAACTACGCTGATTTGGCAGAAGCTGATGCAAAGCTTTACACAGACACAGAAATCTCTGCTCTAAACTCTGACGACATTGAAGAGGGAAGCAATAACCTATACTTCACAAACCAGAGAGCAATTGATGCAGTAGGCGGAACTATTGGCGATGCTATTAACGCACTTGACACTGATGACATTGAGGAAGGCACAACCAACCTTTACTACACTACATCACGTGCAAAGGCAGATGCAGCAGACCTTCTTGTTGGAGCAACAAAAACCAACATTCAGATTACTGGAGATGAGAATGGTCTAACCATTACTGCTGAAAACGGTGTTGCAGACTCTGATACTGATGATCTTGCTGAAGGTTCTACAAACCTCTACTTTACGGATGCTCGTGCAGTATCTGCTCTAGAGGCTGTTGTTCCTAACTTTACAGAGATCGACATTAATGAGGTTGCAACTCAGGTTGCAGCAGCATCTTCTGGAGACGCTTCCCAGAACGTTGTAGCATACAGCTTTGCTACTGCAGATTACCGATCTGCAAAGTTCTTGGTTAAGGTTGCTCACGGATCTCACACTGAGGTATCAGAGGTTCTTTTGACCCTTGACTCTTCAGACAACATTGCGATTACAGAGTACGCTGTTGTAGGAACAAACGGTTCTGCATCAGGTATTACTGCAGACGTAACTGGCGGTAACGTAAGACTTCTTGTTACCCCAACCAACAACAATTCAACAATCAAGGTAATGGGAACATTACTTTCATAGTAATTTAATAAATAGGGAGAGTAGGGATGACTGCAGTTAATAAAGACTTTAAAGTCAAGCATGGAATACAGGTAGCTGGCGACGGTTTATTTGGAGGAAATGTTGCTGCGGCTAACCCTACTCTTCCTACACATTTAGCAACAAAAGAATACGTTGACTCTGTTTCTGGACTTATGCCTTCTGGATCAACCCCTCCAGAAGACCCACTAAACGGAATGCTTTGGTTCGACACCATTGTAGAAAGAATTAACGTATACTACGAAGGACTTTGGCGAACAATCGCAACAATCGATGACACGCTAAATATTCCAGACCACATTCACGATACATCTATCGATGGAAATGGACTTATCGTGACCAGGTTTGTTGATGCTGGAAGCTTTAATCAGCCTCAGGGAACTGCTGCAGATGGCGGTGGCCCAGGAACAATTGATTGGGCAGACATCTACAATGGTGGAATTGCAATAGATAATTTTAACTAAAGAAATCAAATCTTTATTTAAAATTGTATATATAATTTAATATAAGCTTTAACGAGGAGTTTTTACATGGCTATTAGAATGCAGCAGCGTCGTGGTACCGCAGAACAGTGGACCACAGCAAACCCAGTGCTAGGACCTGGAGAAATTGGTTTCGAGGTTGACACCAACTCTTTTAAGATTGGTGATGGAGAAAGCACTTGGAGCCAGCTAGACTACTTCCAAAATGCAACGACGCTTGGCGGATCTATTGATGACTATGTTCCTCTTACCCAGAGAGGCGCAGCTAATGGTGTTGCAACTCTTAACTCAAGTGGTCAGATTCCAGCCTCGCAGCTTGGCTATGTAGACCAGGCAATCGAAAACGTAGTTGGCCTGGCACCAGAAGCTCTTGACACTCTTTCAGAGCTAGCAGATGCTATTGGCGATGACCCTAACTTCTTTACAAATATTCAGCAAAGTGTTGAGGACGGAGTAACAGAGTCCAAAGACTATACTGACACTATGCTAGCAGACTACGCACGTGGAGATGGAGCAGTCTTTACTGGCTCTGTTGTTCTTAGTGCAAACCCAACACAGCCACTAGAAGCTGCAACTAAGTCATATGTTGATGGCGTAGCTTCCAACCTGCACATTCACGAGTCTGTAGCGGCTGCAACAACTGAAAACATTCTTATTTCTTCTGGATCTAATCTTCCAAGCATTGACGGTGTCACAACCTTCGACGGCATGAGAATTCTTGTAAAGGATCAAACAGACCCAACACAAAATGGTATTTATGCTCTTCAGTCCATGGGCGGAACAAACTATTCAACCAATAGAGCACAAGACTATAACTCACCTGCAGAAATTGATGCTGGTGACTTTGTTTTCGTATCTGGAGGAACGGTTAATGGAGACACTGGATGGGTTCAAACAGCTACCGTAGGAACTATCGGAACAGACCCTGTTGAATTTACTCAGTTCTCTGGTGCAGGAACCTATCTTGCTGGACTAGGAATTACTCTTAATGGAAATACTTTTTCTGCAGACCTAGATGTTGTTGCTAGCAAGGGCTATGTTGATTCTGAAATTTTAACACTTTCTGACACCCTTACTGCAGCTGATGATGCTATTTCTGATACTGTTACTTCAGTTGCAAACGACCTAGCTACAGTAACCACAACTGCAAACCAGGCTGCTACAGATATTTTAACTATCAATGACGCAGTAAGTGCTTTGTCTGACGGACTGATAGCAGCGAATGCTAACATTTTGGGACTTGACAATGACTTTGCAGATCAGCAGACCACTCTAAATACTGTCGTTTCTGATCTTGCAGAGAAGGCTCCATCAGAATCACCAAACTTTACTGGAACTGTTGTCTTGCCATCTACCACTTCAATTGGGGACGTCTCTTCTTCCGAGATTGGTCACCTTAATGGTGTAACATCTTCAATCCAGAACCAGATTGATGACAAGCTAGACTCTTCAGTGGCGTCTGCAACTTATGCACCACTTAATAACCCAACGCTTTCTGGAACAGTAACTCTTCCAAGCACTACTTCGATTGGAAACGTGTCTGCAACTGAGCTTGGCCACATCTCTACTGTATCTTCAAACGTTCAGGATCAGTTAGACTCTAAGGCTCCTACAGCTAATCCAACATTTACTGGAACTGTTGCGGGTGTAACAAAGGCACACGTTGGTCTTGGAGATGTAGACAACACCTCTGATGCTGACAAGCCAGTTTCTACTGCAACTCAAACAGCTTTAGACGCAAAGGCAAACCTTTCTGGTGCAACCTTTACTGGAAACGTAGAAGTAGAAGGAAATCTAGTTGTTGACGGTGACTTGACTGTAAATGGTACAGAGTTTTTAGCAAGTGCAACAAGCATCACAATTGAAGACAACATGCTTCAGCTTGCACACGAAAATGCTGCAAACACCGTAGACCTTGGTCTTGTAGTAGGATACAACGACGGAGCATTAAAGCATGCTGGTATCGTTCGTGACGTATCTGACGACCGCTGGAAGCTATTCAAGGGTGTAACCACTGAGCCTGCAACAACTGTTGATTTTGGACAGGGATCTCTTGATGACCTACAGGTAAACAACCTAACTGCTGCTGGAGTCGTATTTACCGACGGTACCCAGACTAAAGTTGGTGTTCCATCACTTACTGAGTTTGTAGTAAAAACTTCAAGCTATACACTAGACGACCTAGACCTAAGAGACGGTATTGTAGAGATGAGCTCATCTTCAGCAACTACCTTTACAATTCCAGCAAACGCTACCCTGGCATGGCCAGTCGGAGCATCCATGGACATCCTTGGAACTGGTACTGGTGAGGTTACGATTGCTGGTGCTGCTGGTGTTACCGTAAACTCAACACCAGGTCTAAAGCTTAGAACTCAGTGGTCATCTGCAACAATTCTAAAGCGTTCAGAGAACAGCTGGATTGTTTATGGAGACCTAAAGGCCTAAAAACAATTAAGATCCCATATTTAATGGCAAACACCTAAATATGGGATTTTAAAAAATACGTTATAATTAAAGAGTCTTTAAAGAAGGAGAACCTACATGGCAAAGAAAGAAGTTGGCGGAAGGTCGTCACAGCAGAATGACTTTTTAGAGCCTAAGGCTCCGATCAATGTATCAGCACAAAACGTAGGGACATCAAGAGCTTTTAATAACGGCGCAGCAACTGTGTCGTTCTCTTTGCCAGATGATTCTCCAGCTGCCAACTCTTATACTGTAACTGCTACAGCATCTGGCCAGACCACTAGAACTGGCACAGGATCTTCTTCTCCAATTTCCGTAGAGGGTCTTGCCTCTAATGTTAGCTACTCTGTTACAGTAACTGCATCTAATAATGCTGGAACTTCTCAGCCATCTTCATCTGTAAGTGTTACAGCAACCACAGTTCCAGCAGCGCCTAATGCTCCTTCAGCTAGCCCACAAGTTAATGAGGATATTGTAAGCTGGAATATCCCAAATAACGGAGGAAGTACTATTACTTCTTATTCTTGGGAAAGTACAGATAGCAAGAGTGGGTCCACTACAAGCACTTCTGTTACCGTTGCTCAAGAGGGTTCTACTACTCAGGCATATCGTGTACGTGCTCAAAATGCAAATGGCCTAGGAGAGTGGTCTCCATATTCTGGAGACATTACTACTACTCCACCGTTCTTCCCCCCATTCTTCCCACCATGGTTCCCGTTCTTCCCACCATTTTTCCCACCATGGTTCCCATTCTTCCCACCATTCTTCCCACCGTTCTTCCCGCCGTTCTTCCCACCGTTCTTCCCATTCTTCCCACCATTCTTCCCGCCATTCTTCCCTAGATTCGGTCCATTCTTCCCAAGGTTTGGTGGATGTCCACCCCGCTGCTAGGTTAGCGTATAAACAGAAAGCTGCAGGTTAGAAATAACTTGCAGTTTTTCTGTTTTGGCCACTGTGATATAATTGCTGCATGGAACAACAATATGAAAATCCTTGGCTAACTAAAGATAGATCCGAAACTTATAGCAACAGAATGCCAGACAGAACAACAGGTGGCGGTATTTTAGTATCAAATCCAGCACTTGGAATTAATATTTACAATAATGCTATTTCTTTTAACGACTGTAAGAGCATTATAAATACCCTAGAGTCAAAGCTTACGAATAGCACAAGTGATGTCTATAAGTGGCACGGAGCCATGGTAACAGAGTCTGATGCTGTTTTATCAGATGCAAGAGATTGTGTAGACTTTAAAATTAATAGTACTTCCTACGGCCCAAGAAATCCAGAAAACTCAGAACTATATGATATGCACGAAAAGGCATTTCAGGCTATTCACCCAAATGTCCAGGATTATGGACACTATTGGGGAGTAGGAATATCATACTACGAAGCATTTAATTTTGTAAAGTATGAGGGAGAGGGGAAGCATTTTAATATTCATGCAGACCATGGTCCCGCATATGTGACTACAGTCTCTGTTGTTGCATACCTAAACGATGATTATGAGGGTGGAGAGCTTTACTTCCCAAGGTTTGATTTAACTATTAAGCCAAAGCCTGGAGATATTGCTGTTTTCCCATCTACATATATATATGAACACGCCTCATTGCCAATGAAAAGCGGTACAAAGTACTCTGTGGTTGTTATGACAGACTACAATGATCGTGGAAATCTAAGATATTTCCCATATAGGCAAGAGGACTCGACAAAGATAACATACTGATTGGTGAAAAATGGAAAAAGTTGAAGATTTAAGCAGAAGAATTCAGGAATACTATCAGATCGAAGAGCAGACTTGGTCTTCTGTAGAGGAGCTATCTCCTGGCATATTCGTATACCACGATGTCCTTCCTACAGATATGGATATCATAAATAGACTCGAAGAGGTTTTGGACGATAATACAAACTACTACAACTACATGGAAGCTATGGTGGGCTACGGTACCAAGATGCCAGAATACCGTGACTGCTGGGATTTTAAGTACAAGAAAACAGATATTATGCATGACCAATCTCCAGCATCTCAAAAGCTTCAGCAGTTGTGGCAAGATGTTTATGATAGAGAAATCGCAGCAGTAAAAGATTACTCAAGACGATTCAACGTCGGAGAGCTCCGCTACTGGGAAGCAATGAACTTTGTAAAATATGGTCCAGGACAACACTTCCAAGAGCATTCTGACAACGGTTACTCCTATAACTGTGTTGTTTCGCTTGTTGCCTATCCAAATGATGACTATACTGGTGGAGAGCTAGAATTTAGACTACAGGGGCTAAAGGTAAAGCCAAGGGCAGGAGATCTTTTCATCTTCCCATCTAACTACATGTATCCTCACAAATCGTTGCCAGTAGAGTCTGGAATAAAGCATTCTATTGTGACAATGCTGGATTACTCAGATAAATATCACAATCCAAAGTTCTACCAAGAGACAGGTTCCTGATGCCCAAGGTAACAGCCTACACTTCTGGTCATCACGCTAATATAGATCAGCTACCGCTACACCGTGACTGGATGGATATTACTTTTGATAGACATGCCTATCAGTGCTTTCCTGTTTCTTTGTCAAATAGACTTGGGTGGGGCATTTCGTACCCAGAAGATATTACGTTTATTTGGGATGGAATAAATGATTCAAGAGGAGAGCACGTAAAAATTCTTTCTGGTTCAAATTATGCTCATCCAAATCGTGGAAACAGAACTGTTAGCTTTTACACAGACATTACATTTGTAAAAGAAAACAATGAAAATCTAAGTCTTTTGACAATGCCTGTGCCGAATCAGTTTATTAGAGGAGCTCAGTGTATGACAACCCTAATAAGTACTTCTGTTTTGGCTGGTGACCTTCCGATTGCTTGGATGATTACAGAGCCAAATATTGAAATAACAATACCAGCAAACACTCCAATAGCTTCTGTCTTGCCAATATCCCTTTCTGATATTCAGGAACACGAACTAGAGGTTCGTAATGGAAGGCCAGAATACGAGGACCTTCAATGGCAGGAAAGAATGAGAGATCGTGGAGTTGCAAGTCAGGAAAAGAACTCTAAAGGGGAATGGACTCATTTTTATCGAGATGCTGTAGACCACAACGGAGTCCCTATCGGCCATCACGAATCCAAAAAGATTATCATGAAGGTCACCAATTATGCCAAAAATTAAATTTTTAGCTAATAGAGGGTGGTTGTCCGAAAAAGACTCATCAGCTCCAGAGCCAGTATCAAAAAGTTTGCCAGAATGGTATACCTCTGCTGACAGATTCTACAAGGGACAAAATGGAGAAAGCATCATTGGAATGGATGGTGGTAAGATTCCAACCTGGAAAGCCTGCCCAGCCATATATGATATTTTTATTACTGGTTACGTATATAGAACTCCTTGCGATATCGAGTTTTTTCTTGATAGCAAAAATGAAATTTCAGCTAAAGTATTAGACCCTAAATACTCTGATTTTATTCAGTTTCGAGATCCTATGCCGCAGTTTGAGCATCCACGAGGATACTATAAAAAGCATTTTGCCTGGTACCCAGACTGGGCCGTAGCTACTCCAAAGGGGTACAGCGTCTTGTATGCCCAGCCTTTTGGAAGATATGACTTGCCATTTCATACAACAAGCGGTATCATCGACAATGATAAGGTACACCTTCCAGGAACTTTTCCATTTTTTATACAAGAAGGCTGGACTGGGGTTATTCCAGCTGGAACACCATATTCTCAAATGATACCATTTAAACGAGAGGACTGGGAGTCTGAGTACGAGCTTGATTCTGGCCTTTCTATTATGAAAAAGAACATGGAAAACTCGAAGAAATATCGGGTGCCCAACGGTGGTGTATACTTAAAAGAGGTTTGGGAAAGACGAAAGTATGACTAAGAAGGAGAGTTATAATGGACGACTTAACTAACAATCACATTGTTGATCGGGTTTCAATTACGCCATCTGGATTTTTTGGTTCATCTCCAGAAAACATTGTTGCCCTAGAAAATTTTATGACCGAAGAAGAGCTGACTGCTCTAAATGACTTTATTAGAAGTAATGAAAACTGGGACCAAACAGAAACTCATCACAACGAAAACGGAACCGTTATTTATGATGCTGGATACTGGGCTAATCGTGTAGCGACCTATCCAACTATCTATAAAACAAATCAAGAAATTCCAGAAATTATTGAGGGAATGGTTGCAAGATTGAAGATAGAGGTAGATAAGTTCTTTGGCGTAGACGCCCTCCCAACTAGCCCAGCAATGGTTAGATGGCTTCCAGGGCAGCTACAGATGCCACACGCAGACAAAGAGCTTCACACAGGACCAGACGCTGGTAAGCCAAATGATTTCCCATATTACGACATTGCTGGCCTTTTCTACATTAACGATGATTATGAAGGTGGCGAGTTGTACTTTCCAAACCAGAACATTCAATTTAAGCCTAAGAGGGGCGCTGCTTACTTCTTCCCTGGAGACATGAACTACATTCATGGAGTTTCAGAAATTATCTCTGGTATCAGGTATACAGTACCGTTCTTTTGGACAATCCTGTCTCATAAAGAAAAAACTTCTGAGTAATAAAAATGATGGACCCCAAAATTGTTGTCCATTTAGACTCTTTGAATAATAATGGAACTCCTGGAATCAGTCAAAATAAAATAATAGAAGTTCTGGATTTTTTAGACGATGAGGCTTGCAAAAACATAATTAAGTATATAGAAAGCAAACCAGAAAATTGGGGGCATGTTGCTTCTTATAAATATCGACTAGGACACTTCCCAGAGCCAGACGTAGATCTTGAATTGTTTAATCTTTCTAAATCTACTGTATATGACATTGTTGAAAAAATAAATAATCACGTATCTTTCTTTTTCTCTAAGGACGTTTCCCTTAACACTATTCATGCCCAAAAATTTCAAACTGGAGGTCTTGGTCATGTCCACTCCGACAATACAGATGAAAATGGAGACTCTAACCATTTTGAAATAAATAAGTACGCAGCGATTATTTATCTAAATGATCAGTATTCTGGTGGAGAGGTGTTTTTTCCTGAGCACGAAATGGACGTTAGGCCAAAGGCTGGGTCGCTAGTTCTTTTTCCTGGAGGAAAGGAAAACATCCACGGAGTAAGGGAAATCACGTCTGGACTCAGATATACAATAATTTCATTCTGGGACTTTTCTGATTCCAAGTATTCTGAAGAAAGAGAAGCCTGGAGAAGTCAAAAAATGGAAGATTGGTCTAAGTCCTGGTATGAAGAATGGGACAGTTCCTGGAGATCTAAGTGGTCGCTCTGGAACTTTGCTTAATGCTGGCCACTTTTACTATCTGCTATAATATATTTAAAAGGAGTGCCTTGCAATGAATTTAAATAACAAAAACAGGATTACTAAGGATATAGTCCTTTATGAGAACTTTTTAACCCCAGAAGAATCTCAAAAAATCATAAAAGTCCTAGATAAGGTTGCAGAAACTGGAAAAATTACGTGGATGCCAATATCTTTTTACGAGTCCTATTCCTCTGTTTTACCGCAGGATGGCGATCAAGAGATCCTAGATGAGGGTCTTGACTCTGACATTTTTTCAAAAATTAAGCAGGGCATTATTGAGGCAGTTGCATCCGTACACGACCTAGATCCAAAAACAGTCGTTCAGATCGGATACCATACACAAAAGTGGGAGCCAGGAGCATATGCAAGAGTCCACTCCGACAATACAGATGAGCATGGCAACTCTGGACCATTTACTAGAAGCCGATATGCTGCGTTTCTTTACTTAAATGATGACTTTGGGGGAGGTCTTCTAAAGTTCCCATCACAAGATATAGAGATTAAGCCAAAGGTTGGAATGCTTGCGGCATTTGATGGCGGATTTAATAATATGCACGAGGTTACCCTAATTGAGTCAGGCGTTAGATACACAATCGGATCTTTTTGGGATGATCGTGAAGAAGACGCATACCCTCAAGAGCTGAGAGACGCCTGGGCGGAAGAAATGAAGAAGATTAGAGACGGTCAAGAGCTAGAAAGAAAAGAGTGGCAAGATCTGCTAAAAGAAGGCTACAAGATAGACATAAATGGAAACAAGTATAAGGTAGAAGACCTGTAAGATGATTGAGTCGTTAAAGGAAGTTTTAAAAGATAGGGGCATTGCGTTTGAAGAGCTAACTGATGAGCTACTATCTATTGACAATTTCCTAACAGACGAAGACTTAAGCTTTCTGCAAGACAGAATTAACGAGGCATCTCAACCTGACTGGGAAATTGAGTACATGTCAAATTTAAAAAATTTTTGCATAGAAAAGTTTGGAAGAGATGACGTAGATAACCTTGTGGCTGAGGGCAAGTTCGAGATCACTCAAAACTGGACAGACAAAAATCTTAATATAAGTAAATATCCAGAATATAGGGTTTTTTATGAAAGGCTTGCTTCCATGGTCAGAGAGGCAGATAGCTCTCTAGAGCTCAGTGGGCTTGCAACAATTCAAAGAATGCAACCAGGGGTTGAGCTAAAGTCTCATACTGATCAGCACACAGACCCATCTATTAGGTATGCAGCTATTACATATATCAATGATGACTATAAAGATGGAGAGTTACTTTTTAAAAATTTAGGCTTAAAGCTAAGGCCAAAGCCAAAGTGCTTGTTGATTTTTCCAGGCAATGAAAAGTATGAGCATGGAGTAGAATTTGTTTCAGAAGGCCCAATCAGATATGTCCTTGTGGGCTTTATAAAAGAAGTTGGACATTATCAAAGGAATAGGTACTAATATGAAAAAGCAGGTATTACACGAAAAGGTTTACTACTACGAGGATGCCGTCGAAAACTTTAAAGAGGTTATGGACGCCATTAGGGAACTAGACGAAATCGGAGCATCCGCTGGAAAGCCGCTATGGCAAGACTGGACAGCTTCAAACGACAAGACTTTTATATATGGAGAGACTCAGTCGTTTGATCTTAATCAGATTAAGCATATGGAAGAGCCATACAGAAGTAAGTCTGAATTTATTTACATCAACATCATGAAGTCGCTGTACAACGTTTGTAAAGACTATGCCGCAGCAGTTGGCGATAGCGATGAGCCAAGGCTATTCCCAGTCTTTAATATTAAAAAATACAATACTGGCGCTGCAATGGGGGCACACTATGACCAGCTAGATGGAGACAAAACCCTCAGGTACTCTTTGGTAATGTATTTGAATGATGACTGTGATGGCGGAGAAATATCCTTTAAGCTTTCTGATTACGAGGACCACAGCAAGGTTGTTAGCCCAGATTTGGATTACTCTGTTGCTGTTGAGAATAACGAAATCGATTTTGGCGTTAAGCCAAGTGCTGGAAGTATTATCATATTCCCATCATCCGCTCCGTACTATCACATTGCCCACACAGTAAAGTCTGGGGTAAAGTATATGGTCCCAAGCCACTGGATTCATAATGATATGAACCTACACGGAGGCTGCAGTGTCTAATTTTGATATTCAGAAAATCCACAACACAGTCTGGGTCTTTAAAAACGCATTAAAGAGTCCAGAAGCTACGTTGGACTATCTTGACAAAAAGGTGGAATGGAAAGACTGGTATATTTTTGGAAAGCATGCAGAGGGTACACATTTTACAACTAGGTTTGATAGTTTTCCAACACCAGAACAGTGGGAAGAAGCAAAAAATATCTATGACCACGACTTTGGGGCATGCGGTCCATTTGAAAGTGAAATAAATGACGTATTTTACAATGCAACAAAAGAGTACGTCGAGGCAAATAATGTATCTATCGATAACTGGATATTTAGTGGATGGAATATTGCAAAATATGAACCAAGGCAAAATGAAATCAATGGTGGCGACTATGCAATGGCCTTCCACACAGACTATCAAAGAGAATTTGCCTATAATCCTGGACATAAATTTGCCGTAACCGCAGTTTTCTATCTAAACGATAATTATTCTGGTGGAGATGTTTTATTTAGATTCTTAGACAATGACGATGTTTCTGTAATTAAAGAAGAATATAACTATAAGCCCCAGGCTGGAGATTTAGTTATTTTTAATTCTGGCCACCCACATTATCATGGAGTCAAAATAGTCTCTGAGGGAGAAAAGTATATTATTAGAACATACTGGAGATACGACTACCCTGGCCACCCACTTTGGAAAAGGTTGCAAGAAAAGTATGGAGAGGACATCTGGAAGCAGATGGAAGACGAAAGGCTTAGATATAATAGAAATAGCGACAACATTGACATAATTAATGGCGTCCCGTTTTGGCAAGACTTTGAGTCTTATTATGAAAAAGAAATAGAATCTTTGGGATAATGAAAACGGCAATCGTGACTGGGTCTAGCAAGGGCGTCGGCTATGCCACTGTAAAGCTTTTGCTAAATTCTGGGTATAGGGTAATAGCTGTATCAAGAAACCTGTCCGAATTATCTAAAATAAGTTCTGATAACCTAGAACTTTATCGACTAGACATTACACAAAAAGATCAGATAAAAGGCTTCTTTGACAAGTACAAGGATATTTCTCTAGATTTGCTGGTAAATAATGCAGGCGGAGGAGCAAGCCCAACCAGCATTATTAATGAAACAATGGATAATTTTAGAATGGCATATGACATAAACGTTTCTGGACCAATGTATCTTTCTCAGCTATTCGTGCCGTGTTTACAAAGGTCAGAGTCTCCGTCAATTGTTTTTGTATCATCTCTTTCTGGAAAGGTTCCTTTTCGGGGTGGCGGAAATTACACTAATGCGAAAAGGGGGATGATGGCTCTTGTTGACACAATGAGAATGGAATTTCCCCAGTACGGCATTAAGGTTACAGAAATCTGCCCAGGAACAATAGATACCCAAATTGAGAAAAAAGACAACGCTTTGACCGCAGAGGATGTGGCAGAGGCCATTAGATGGATTTCCTCTTTGCCAAAACACTTTAATGTAAACCATCTAGAAATTAGCAATATCTTTAATAGTAAGTATGTGTGATGATATGGAAATTGTAAAGTTGCACGAGGGTGTCTATGAAATTAATAATTTTCTTTCTGAAGAGGAGTTTGGCGAAGTTTTTAATATTATAAATAGCCTTAGCGAAAAAGATTGGTTTTCTGAAGACACGGCAAAAGGCGAAGATTTTGCAGATTTTTGGTATGGTAAAAATTTAGAATTCAAAACAAAGACAGTATTTTCAGATATTAATAAAAAAATGGAATCGCTTTTTGAGTCTTATCACTACTACCCATCAAATCTTCTTTTGCAAAGATATAAGATGGGTGACTTCATAAAACCACATACCGATCAGTGGAACCCAGATTTGCCATATTATATTGGATATGGATTTTGTCTATATTATAACGATGACTATGAGGGAGGGGAGTTGGAATACCCAGAGCTTGGAATAACCGTCAAGCCAAAGGCAAACTCTTTGTACATACATGGCGGACACATTTTGCATGGCTCAAAACCAGTTTTAAATGATAAAATAAGATACTTTTCAACTGTCTTCGTACGAGGAACATATGAGGAACCAACAAAATTAAGAGGAGATTTGTTTAAATGACACATCAAATAACGCAACAAGAGCACTTTATTATAGAGATTTTAAAAAAGAAGAGAAATGGCCACTATGTTGAGCTAGGGGCAGCTCACTATGACAAAGGAAACAACACCTATTTGCTGGAAAAGGAATATGACTGGAAAGGTGTGTCTTTTGAAATTGTAGATTCTATGAGGGATGAGTTTAACTCAAATAGAAAGAACCCATGCATGGGTGACGCCCTATCTTTTAACTATATCGATTACTTTGAAAAAAATAACTTTCCAAAGCAAATTGATTATCTGCAGCTAGATATTGACGCTGGATATGACTTTGCTGGAAGGCCAGTTGGAAATAGTCACTGGACGCTACAGGGTCTTGTTGCCGTGCCATTAAATACATATAGGTTTACGTTAATTACTTTTGAGCATGATGCCAATATGTATTGGCGCAATAGTACAATAAGAGACGCTCAAAGAGAAATCCTGGACTCATTTGGGTATTCTCTGGTTCACAGATCCATTCACGAAGACTGGTGGGTAGACCCAACCGTGATTGGACTTGAGGACTACAGAGAGTTCTTCCACTGGGATACCCTGTAAGCCTAATTCACCAGTAATGGCAGATCTGGTATAATAATAATTGTTCTATTGGAGGATATATGGACTATCAAAAAGCTCTTGACAAGTACCTGGTTGACCAGGTGTCAATTTATCCACCATTTTTCTCGCCATTATGGATTAAAACTACAAATTTTGAGCCAAAGGTCTATGCAGAAAAGATTTTCTATTACGAAAATATTATCTACCACCCAGACCAGGTAATTCTTGCCCTAGAAAACTCTGATCCTAATACTACAGATTCTGATGCTATTCAGCAGTGGAATCCCTGGGAGCATACCAGTGAAGTCTTGTTGCCATCAGGAGAAATTGAGTCACAGACAGCCTATGTTCTTGGAGAGGTGAAAACAACAAATGCTAAAAAGTACCTTACAAGCTCTTCAGAAGGCCAGTTTGCTTTTGGGCAAATAAAGAACGCATTAACCTTTACTACTGACCACTATACAAATACCCTGGAGTTGGGGCCAGCAAAGATGTCTCCAATAATGATTTGTAAATATTACGTGGGCTCGGAGCAGGGTCAGCACGTAGACACCTACAAGGGGGAATCCTACTTGTCGGCAGTTCTTTATTTAAACGATAATTATGATGGCGGAGAGTTGCACTTCCCCAACCAGGGGGTAACCATTAAGCCATCTGCAGGAAGCGTCGTAGTCTTCCCATCTGGAGAACCCTTTTCTCACGAGGCAACCAAGGTCATTAAAGAAGAAAAGTACATTGCCACGGCATTCCTAGTTAAAGACTAATTTTTAACATCTATGTGCTAAAATAGTCTAAGGAGAGTATTTTATGTCATTTGTTAGAGTTCAGCTACGCCGAGGATTTTCCGAAGAATGGGAAGACGGCAACCCAATCCTAGCACCAGGAGAAATTGGTGTAGAGCAAGACAGTGGTAAGTTTAAGCTTGGAAATGGAATTGACACGTGGTCAGACCTTTCATATGCACAGGCTACCGCCTATGACATTGCTGTAGAAAATGGTTTCGTTGGCACAGAGCAGCAGTGGCTAAATTCTCTTGCCGTTAACTTATCGATTGCTGCTGTTCAAACAGTTGAGCATGATCAACCAGCTCAGGTGATTTTAGGTGGAACACATCCAAATAGAACACTAACATTTTCAATTCCGAAAGGTCAGCAAGGAAATACTGGTCTTCAGGGAGCTCAGGGGCCAAGAGGTGAATCTGGTGCAGCTGGACCAACTAACATCACATGGAGGGGTGTTTGGAGTCAGTCAGTTGACTATGCCGCTAATGATGCCGTTTACCATGATGGGTTCTCTTGGTTTTCTGCCGTAGACCCAAATCTTGGACACGAACCAGATGACTCTTCCACTTTTTGGTATAAAGTAAATCTTAACGTAATTGGTGATGAGGGGCCACAAGGTCCAGCAGGCCCTCCAGGTCCAGGTGTTGATAACTTGTCAGAAATGCAAGACGTCAACCTTATTTCTGTTCAAAATGGCGACAGTATTGTTTATGATTCTGTAACTCAGAAGTGGGTTCCAGGAAAACCAGCTTCCAATCTTAATGATTTGTCTGATGTTAATATTACAACCGTTGCAAACGGAGACTCCCTTATCTATAACACGTCAACTCAAACCTGGCAGGCGGGAACTACGCCAAGATCTTTAGTAAGTCTTTCTGATGTAAATATCTCCTCGCCACAAAATAGACAAATTCTTATGTACGATTCTGGTGATGCTAAATGGGAGCCTGGAATGAGAATTTTTGTGCAACCGTCAACTGAGACTCCGTCAAATGCATCAAACGGTGACCTCTGGATCTGGTAGGTGCATAGGTGCCATTTTCTAATACTAGCGATGCCGAACGAAGAGCTAGATTAACCGTAGACGTTAGCGGTATAACAGCTACTTCAGTTAACTGGTCAGCTTCCGTTACAGATAATAATCCTAACTTTTCTGGTTTCGGCTCATCTGGTGCGGGGTGGACAGTTACCGTTGCAGGCACTCAAGTAGCAAACGCCTCAAATAGAAGTTATGACTTTGGATCTGGAAACGTATCTAACCCATTTTTCCCAAGATCGGTATCTGGAACAGTTACAGGACTCAGCCCATCTACCACTTACAGTGTTAGTGGTAGCTTTACTGGTGCTGGTGTAGTTGGAAATGCAAGCGTATCATTTAATTTTACAACCGCTGCAGCGCCACCATTCTTTCCGCCATTTTTCCCACCATTCTTTCCACCATTTTTTCCTCCATTCTTTCCACCATTCTTTCCACCGTTTTTTCCGTTTTTCCCAACATTTATCCCAGCTCCAAGCTGGGTAACTGGCACTGAGCTAGGAAGTGTAAGAAACAATGTTCCAGTGTCAATACAGCTTGAAGCTCTCGATGCCACGTCTTATTCAGTGGTAGGTGGCCAGCTTCCAAACGGACTTTCTCTCTCACCCTCTGGATTAATTTCTGGAACACCTAACGAAACGAAACAAGGATTGTCCGTAACTGTAGAGGCTGTCGGCCCAACTGCACCAGCATCTAGGAGAGACTTTTTTATAAATATCTTACCTGGAGCAAAAAGAAGGGATAGTTCAGGGGCATTTATCCCAGTAACGCTTATTAAAAGATATGACTCTTCCACACAGCAATGGATAGATGTTACCCATCTATATAGGTATGACGACCAGGGTAGATGGACAGGGCTGGTATCCTAATATGATAAACTTTACAAAGGTAAAAAATGTCTACTCCTTCTAACTTGTACGCAGAAAAGGTATTTGCAGAACATCCAATAGCGCTTTGGTCGCTGGATGATCGAGTAGACTATGTATCATTTATTTCAGAAAACCAAAGAAATATTGATAATCCAAATATCTGGGTATATACAGGCCCAGTTTCCGATATTAACAATGATACTATTTCTGGAACTCCATTTCCAGATAGCTTTACATCGAAAATAACTGGCACATATAGCTCTATGCTTCCAATGTCTCCAATGACTATGCATCTTGAAAGCCAAAATATCATAAAGTTTAACCAGCTAAATGAGCAAATGGAAACTTTTTCGCTAGGAACTTACATTTATGCTAAAAGCCCATACGTTAGCTCATACAAAATTGGCTATCAATATTCTGTTCCTGGAGAGTCTTCCCCAAGGGAAGTCTTAAAAAAATTCTCTAGCACAATTTCTAAAGAATGGGTCTTTATATCAGAAACATTTGATATCCCACAAGAGCACCAAGAATTAGACATGAAGATAGTTCTGGAGATTGAGTATATTAACGCTGGGTCACAAAATTCTGACTATGAGTTTTATGTAAACGGTATAACAATGGGGCAAAGGTCAGAAGAGTTTCAAGCAACCTCTTTGGGAATAGTTCCAGGGTCAGTTCCCTCAAGTCTTCCTTCCAGCATTGGAGGGTCGTCTAGTACAAAAGTTGTTGAGGCAAACTCCTATGGCTTGCAGGACTCTTCTGGCTACTACTTTATTGAAGACAGTAATCTTGTCGCTAAGAATCACGGTGTTCCTCTGACTTTCGGGTCGGAAAACGTTACAAGAATTTATCCTAGAAATTCTGGAAAGCCATCATTAATTCTTCCAGGTTTTGGGTTTCTTAATGATTGGGGAAGGTATCGTGAAGCAACCCTAGAGGCATGGGTTCGTATTGACTCTCAAACAACATCATCAAAAAGAATTATTGGTCCAGTTTTTTCTGAAGACGGAATCTATATAGATGGCCCATTTATTAAGGTAAAAATTGGTCAAAGTTCAGCATCTTATTATGCTGGAGAACTGTTTAGGCCAATGCTTTTAAACCTAAGAATAAAGCCAGACATAGCATCTCTTCTTATAAACGGTGAAGAGGTTTTATCTATTCAAATTGATATATCCGATATCGATCTGCCGCAAGAGCTAGATCAAAATGGCAAGTTGCAAGACTGGATTGGCTTTTATGCTTACGAAGACGTGAGGCTAGTAGAAATTGACTGCGTTTCAATATACCCATACTGGGTTTCAGACATTATCGCCAAAAGAAGATGGGCATATGGTCAAGCGGTAGAGATACCAGAAAACGCAAATACTTCATTTGGAGGAACAACAGTCGCTATTGACTATTCGGTTGCGGACTACACCAATACCTACACCTATCCAGAATTTGGAAAATTTGCACAAGGAATTGTTGAGAACCTGGATGTATCTAGAAACTCCATTCAGCTTCCTGGTTATGAGATTCCAGAAATACGGTTTTTAGACGAGCCAACAAACCTGAGTAGCTGGTATTCGGAACAATCAGAGCTACAAGATGAGGACAGGTTGTTTTTTACATTTAAGGACAAAGAGTCCTTTATGTTTATCGACAAGATCAACTTTATGAGACAAAAGACCAAAGCGATTTATGGAATATTCGGTATTGAGTCATACTCAGCATCAGAACAGATTTTATTTAAAATAGAGAATATAAGTAACAACAATTACTTTTCTGCATCCGTAATTGGGGATAGAATTAACTACTCTTTATTTTATAATGGGCAGCTTGAAACCCTGTACTCGGACTCAATTATTGATGCCACAAGCATCTTTGCTGGTATAAATATAGACGGACTTATAAAGGCGTTTGGAAAGAACGTGTCTGCATTTTTTGGAAACAGGGCTCAGTTAAGAATCTATATTGCAGGAGATTCGGACTTTTCTAAAACATTCCAGGGTAAAGTCTATAAACTTGGGTTCTGTACAAGCAATAACTTTAAGAAGCTTACAAGCCTGTTTGCCTTGCCAATAGAACCAGAGGTTCCAGAAATCTGGAACGTTGGAGACTCCTACTTTGGAAACGATCCAGCCTTTTGGAGTAAAATAATCGATGGTGGTAGATCAGATTCGTTTGAAGACGATGGCTCAGGAACTCAGGAGATCTACGACCATATAGCAAGTTACACGATTCAGCCAGTCTATAGATTTGGAGAATATTCTTTAGATATATCTTCTGCATCAAGCTGGCAAGACTATTTGCCACTAAGCTACTTTGCTCAATTTGTTGACGACAGCTTCGGTGGTAAATACTATGACCTAGACTTTATTCAATACAATTCTTCTGTGCCGTCAATTCCAGGGGTTGGCGATTCGGTTAACGTAAATAAGCAATACTCTATTAGACAATATATTACTTTCCAGTTTCTGAAGAGCGGAGCGAATGCTAACCTAGATGCATTTACACAAACAAAATCACCAATAAAAGGGGTGATTGATCCTGGAAATACCTTGGAGTGGATTAATACAAAGTACGTTGTAGAGAATGGAACAATCATCTATCCTCCATCTTCTGTCTCGATTTCGGATATTGCAATTGTTACACATCTAGAAATTGATGTAGAAGGAATGTCGTCCAATCCAGTAAATATCAGAAGGATAGAGTATTCGTCTCAGGCCATTAATGAGACCTCTCCAAACTTCGTAGGAACAAAATTCGGAACCAAGATTATTCCATATAAGAAGTATGGAAGCTACTTTGACTACGTATCCAAAAACCCATTTAGGATTTATAAGGGCACGACGCCACACCTATACCTAACAAAAGATAGTGGAATCCAGAAAGTTGGATCAGACGCTAGGCTTGTAGATAGAGGGCTAATTTTTCAAATAAATCAAAACCTGGCAGAGTCGTATAGGGTCTTTGCAATGCAAATGTTTTTAAGGTTCCCAGAGGAATCTTTCTCTCAAATTCCAAAGCTAGTTTTTGAAATACAGGGTAAAGAGGACTTTATAAAGTTCTTTTCGGTAGCAAACGACAGTAGTGGAAAGCGTGGCCGCCTTTATGCCATTAATGCTAAAACTGGGGCAGTTGAAAATGGCCTACTATTCTACGTAAATGGAAAGAAGGTTAGAGAAGCCGTTATCGATGCACAGGATTGGTCAGTTATAGGTATTAACTTTGCCAGAATCCTTAATTTTGATAGTTACCCTGGGGCCATTCGAATAGTGTCTGATGCTATCGTAAATAACGTTTCCCACTATCAGTCTACAAGCCTACAAGAAGTTCAAAGGCAGTCATATCGTCCATGGTTTAGAGTAAACCAGGTTGGCGTAGAGGGGTCTTCTACCATTTTGGGCTGGAACTTCTGGCAAGGCTCCTTTACCTGGAATGGCGTTTTAGTTGCAAATGAAACGAAATTGTTTGGTTTTGACCCATCTGACGTCTATAAAAGATATACTGGAACGAATAAGTTCATAATTGATGATAATTTAAACAGCAGTGTGTTCCGAGGATACCAGTATTCGATATATAAAGACGTAGAATGGAATTCTTCTGTCATAAAACCTCTATAGTATGGTATACTTGTGGTCATGGAAGACAAATTTGCAGAAGCTATTGGCAAGGCCAAGGTAACTCTTGTTGACCAAACTGGGTATGCCTGGGGCGTATATGTTTGGAAAAAGTCAAATGGCAAGTGGTTTACAGATGGAAATGGAAACGTTCTAAATGTTCCATCCAATAAGGGCGACGAAAACCAGATCGCCAAACTAAAGGCAGCAGCCGCTCACTATGGAGAGCCAGACGGATCTCCAGTGTTTTTCCCAGGAACAGCAAGAATTAGCGATGAAGAGTATAGCGAGCAGATGGACAGAATGAAACAAGGCCTAATTCCTTCGCTAAACGATATTGGTGCCGTCATGGCTGCAAAAAAGACACTAGAGCTTTATGGAGACGAAGAGTAATGTCAGACTTTATTAATGCAAGGCTTGATGAGAGCCAGGCAGACGAGGATTTATTTAAAAAGCAGGACCCATTCAACAAGTCCTGGTCAGATCTAAGATCGCTTTCTGGAATCAATAGCAACTTTAAGAGACGAAATGACAGAACTGTTTCTAAGTCTTCTCAGGTTTCAGACTCCTACAAAACTTCGGCTAAGGCCGTCAGTTCTGGAATTAACGGGGCAAAATCAAAAGAAATCAACCCAGGAGAAGTATTCCGTAATGGGTATGGAATGTTTGACGTTATTACGCCACCATGGAATCTTTATGAGCTAGCAAACTACTATGACACATCTTTCGCAAATCACGCAGCTATTGACGCAAAAGTAGAAAACATTGTAGGGCTTGGCTATGACTTTGACATATCTGCAAGAACCCTTTTGAGATTAGAAGATAATTCAGATGCGGCATCTGTGGCAAGAGCTAGAAAAAGAATTGAGCGAGCCAAAATTGAGATGCGAGACTGGATGGAGAGACTCAACGACACCGAATCTTTTACTCAGACGCTAACAAAATTCTACACAGACGTTCAGGCAACTGGAAATGGATATCTAGAAATTGCAAGAACAGTTACTGGAGAAATTGGGTACATCGGACACATTCCGTCCACTACTGTTAGAGTTAGAAGGCTAAAAGACGGATACGTCCAGATTATTGGAAACAAGGTTGTTTATTTTAGAAACTTTGGTGCAAAGAATCCAAACCCAGTAACAGATGATCCAAGACCAAATGAGATTATTCACTATAAGGAATACTCTCCATTAAATACATTCTACGGTGTTCCAGATATCATGTCTGCCATTGGATCCCTACACGGAGATCAACTAGCTTCCCAATACAACATAGATTATTTTGGAAACAAGGCTGTGCCTAGATATGTTATTACCCTTAAGGGTGCAAAGCTTTCTTCTGATGCTGAAGATAAGATGTTTAGATTCCTTCAGACTGGCCTTAAGGGGCAGAATCACAGAACTCTATACATTCCTTTACCAGGTGATACAGATCAGAACAAGGTCGAGTTTAAGATGGAGCCAATTGAGAATGGTGTTCAAGAGGCATCGTTTAAAGAGTACAGAATTCAGAATAGAGATGACATTCTGATCGCACACCAAGTTCCGCTATCTAAGATTGGTGGAGGAGACTCCTCTGCCATCGCAGCTGCCTTAGCTCAAGATAGGACATTTAAGGAGCAAGTGTCAAGACCAGCTCAAAGAAATCTAGAGAAGGTCATCAACAGGCTTGTCAGAGAAAAGACCGATATTCTTGAGTTTAAGTTTAACGAGCTAACCCTGACAGACGAGATAGCACAGTCTCAGATTCTTGAGAGGTACGTCAAGACCCAGGTAATGACTCCTAACGAAGCTAGAGAGCAGCTAGGTCTGCCTCAGCATGCGGAAGGAGATAAGTTCTTCGTAATGTCTTCTAGGCAGGCAACTGACGCTAGGGCAAATCTAGCTGGAAACAGGCAAAGAGATGCGGAAAGAACAAACAACCAGTCAGACGGCGAGGCTACAATTTCAGGAAGAAATGCCGCTGGCGAGGGTAGATCCTCTGAATAACGTATTGTTTTATATATGTTATAATATTGTAATAACTGAAAAAACAGACAGTATAATTAACTAATATGACTATTATCAAGGCATATTGGGATCGAGAAGGGGACAGTCTACGTCTCTCGATGCCCTTTAGCAAAGTAGACGAGGAACGTCGCATCGTTTCTGGATTTGCCACACTCGATAACGTTGATAAGCAGTCTGATGTTGTTACTACCGATGCCAGTCTAAAGGCATTTCAAAAGTTCCGTGGTAACATTCGTGAAATGCACCAGCCAACAGCTGTTGGAAAGATGGTGTCATTTAAAGAAGATAAGTATTTCGATCCAGAGTCTAAAAAGTTTTATAGCGGAGTATACGTATCTGCATACATCTCAAAGGGCGCACAGGATACCTGGGAAAAGGTTCTTGATGGCACCCTTTCTGGTTTTTCCATTGGAGGCAGAATGAACAAGTGGGATGATGCATATGACTCTAAGGCAGATGTTCAGATTAGAATAATTAAAGATTATGATTTGGTAGAGCTATCTCTAGTTGACAACCCAGCAAACCAGTTTGCAAATATCCTTTCTGTAGAAAAGGTTGATGGTGTAGATGTTATTAAGGGCGACCAGTTCGCAACAGAGTTAGAGAATGTATTTTTTGATAGTGAGTCAGGCCTAGTCCTACTTTCCAGTAATGAGACTGAGACAAGCCCCATCTCTGGCAGACCACTAGAAAATATCGGTTTCGTTGAAAAGAATGATAACGAAAAAACAGATATGATAAAGTTCTTAGTTGATAGTGCTAAAGGCATTAATACTTCTAAGATTATGAAGGAGGCAAGTCCTATGAATGAAACAACAGAAAATGTCGTTGAAGAGACTGTAGAAAAGTCAGACGATGTTGTTGCAGAAACACAGGTCGCTCCAGAGGCAGATGCCGAAGCCAATTCAGTCGTAAAGTCCGACTCAGCCAAAGACGAAGAGTCTCCAAAGGCCGAGAAAATGGATGATGAAGACGAGGATGATGAAGAGGATGACTCTTATCCAAAGAAGGGCAACGGTGAAGCTAAAAAGTCCGATGAGTCTGAAGTATCAAAGTCAGATGAAATGATTGAGGCAGTTGCCGAAATTAAAAATGGTCTTGCATCAGCCTTTAGCGATCTAGCTTCTACTATCAAGTCTCTTGGAGACCAGGTAGCAGAGCTACAGAAATCCCTTGGTACAGTTTCTAATGAGGTAAAAGCTGTTTCACAAGAAGTGAAAGAAGCCAAGCAGGATTTTAATGAGTTTGGAAAGAGAGTTGACGCTGTTGAGGCAGATACCGCTTTCCGTAAATCTGGCGATCTAGGCGAGATCGTTCAGGAAACTCAACCAGAACAGGTTGAGAAATCCCTATGGGGCGGACGTTTCCTCAAAACTGCCGACTTATTTAATTAAGAAAAATCACTTAGGAGGTGACAATATGTCGGAAGAGATTATCAAAAATCAGCCAGGTGAAGCTGGCGAACTAGGAGGAACTACTCCTGGTACTTTCCAAGGCCAAGGTGCTTTCGCATCAGGTGGTATTGGTGGTGTAACTGATCCAGGTGCTAGCACACTGGGCAACATCCCAAACGCTGAATTCGGAGTGACCAGTGGTCCAAATGCCGTCAATCCTTCGGGTGAGGCAGCTAGTGGAATTCTACGTCCAGAGCAGGCACGTCGTTTTATCGACTATGTTTGGGACGCAACTGTTCTCGCCAAGGATGGTCGCCGTGTTACTATGCGAGCAAACACAATGGAACTTGAAAAAGTTAACGTTGGTGAGCGTGTAATTCGTGCTGCCGCCCAGGCTGTTGGTGACTACACCAACGCTGGCGCCCAGTTTAGCAAGGTCGAATTGACTACAAAGAAGATTCGTCTTGACTGGGAGGTTTCTGCTGAAGCACTAGAAGACAACGTTGAGGGTGCGGCTCTTGAAGACCACCTTGTACGTCTAATGACAAACGCATTTGCCAATGATCTAGAGGACCTAGCAATCAATGGTACTGGCACAGGTAACGACCCATTCACATCAATCATGAATGGTTTCGTAAACCGAGTTCGTACTAATGGTGACGCACACGAGGCTGTTGTCTCTGTGTCTAACAACGCTTGGACACCAGAGGTAATGCAGAACATTATCCTTGCTATGCCACGTAAGTACCGTGCACTTAAGGCCAACCTTAAGTTCTACGCTGGTACAGACGCATTCCAGGGAATCGTTAAGAACAACGGTACTTTGTCAGATGCAATTGCCGAGGCTCTCGGAAAGAATGGTAACACCCAGGCTAACACCCAGGCTTACCTAGATGGACAGGGTCAGACATTTGGTGGTGCTCGCACTACCCGTGTTCTAGGCATTGATGTTCAGGAAGTTCCTTACTACCCAGCTGGATATGTCGACTTGACTTTCCCAGCTAACCGTGTTTGGGGTTTCCAGAGAGACATCACTGTAAACCGTGAGTACAAGCCAAAGAAGGACACCATTGAGTACACCGTATTCGTACGTTTCGGTATTCAGTGGGA